GCATTTTGTGGATTTACATAGGGTTTGTTGGTTTTTAAGGATTCCATTTCCTTAATCAACTCTTGCATTGCTGTTTGTTTTGTTTTCATCCTTCCTCCACAATTTTTTTAGTTGCTTGCATATAATAATCAAAGTAATATTGATAAGCATCATTTTTAAATTTAAACTTCATATCATGTTTCCAAGTGGTTCCATCAGGGTGATAGTCTGTTCTTTGAACTGTCCTCCATATAAACCATCTTCTGAGTTGAAGTAAATGATAGTTCTCATGTCTTGTAATTACCTGAATAATCCTGTATTTCATTTTTCACCTCCGTACTTCTTATCAAATGTTTCAGCCACATACTCTTCAAATCCATCTTGGCATACTGATTCACCAAATGTAATCATCTGCTCCTTCTCCATTGCTTTGGCTTCATTTATAATTTCTTCATATACCCCTTGATAGCTTTTACACAAATCTTTACCACATCCCATTTCAATTCTCAATTCTTTTATTAACCATTCTATTGATGTCATAATTAATCTTTTTTAGGTTGTTTAAGTTGTTCTCTGTACCATACTGCACCTTGTCTAAATGCTGCTTCTATCCACCCTTGAGCACCTCCTCCATCAGTAATATGTTCACGAGATGCTTTGTAGATTTCTTCATCTGAGATTTCATGGTTTGTTTTTACAATACAGTCCATGCAGATTTGATGAGTTAGTTTTTCCTCATCACAGGCAATGCATAAACTTTTATCCTGGTTGATGCTGTTTAGAAAATCATCAAACTCTTTGCTCATTGTTTAGGTTGTTTAAGTGATTGGATGATTTCATCTACTTCTGTATCAGAAACCATAGTAAAACCTTTGTATCTTTTTTCAGCACCTTCATACCAAGCAGTACATATTGCCTTTCTAACTTGCTCCTCTGTATATAGAGTTTCTTTAGGTTTCCTATTATGCCATCTCATATTACTTGGAATATCAAGTTGTTGTTCTAACTCAAACATTTCTTTTTCTACATCAAATTTGTCATCACTTCCCTTACTTACAAATGTTTCTTTATAGTATTGTTCAAAAGAATTATATTCTCTTTTACCATCGTACATGTAAGATGCTCCTTCATTCCACCAATCCCCACTAACTTTTTCAATCTCTTGCTTGTGCATTTCTTTGGCTTGTCTTTTCAATTCTAAATAATCAGATGTATCAATGTTTAATTGTAGATTTCTGATACAAGGAGTTTCTCTCATATCTCCTTTTTGTTCTAATTGGTCTAATAACCACTCCACCGCTGTTTGTTTTTTCATTCTTTTACCTCCCAATATTGAGTACATGTTCCATCCTCTTCCAAAGGAGAATGTAGATAATAAGACTGGTTCCACTGAGATGGAGCAGCCGTATGTCTATAACAAGATTCTCTTAATGAGCATCCTGTTCCTTCACACATTGTAATATCTGGCATTATGGTTCTTGTATTTGACCTCCGTTATACGTATCTATGGGTAGAGTAACGTCTTCTTCATAAGACAAGTTAACCCAATCGATAGGTGTAGAGAGGTTATCGTTAGCTTTCATAAAACAATTACTCCCAACAAATCCTGCTTTCATACTTCCGTATACTTCAGCTGCTGGATGTGCAGTAGTAATAATAACATGGGATTTACCATAGTTCATATTCGTCTCCTCAATCAAGGATTTAAATCTGTTCTGTGCATATTTACCCCATAGCAGAAATACAACATTATCTTTCTGTCTAACCATCGTCCTTACCATCCCATCAACAAAACCTTTCCAAAGTTTTTCATGAGAATTTGGATGACCTTTTACTACAGTCAATGTTGTATTAAGAAGAAGTACCCCTTGCTTTGCCCACTGCTCTAGGCTGTAGTCAAAGTTAGGTAGCTCATCTTCCCCGTGTTCCAAACATAGCTCTTTATAAATAACTCTAAGACTTGGGTTAATCTTAAACCCTGGTTTAACTCCAAAGCTTAACCCTGATGCAGCACCATTGTGATACGGATCTTGGCCAATGATCACTGCTTTCAAATCTTTTAGTTGTGTCAGCTCAAAAGCTCGAAGAACCTCAGGACTGCTTGGGTAAACAGTCCTAGAGGCTCTCTCTGCTTTTAAAGTTGACTTGAGCATTTCGTATTCAAGACCGAGCTCCTCAGTTACTTGTGTGTAAACTGGAGCCCAATCCCCTAATTGTTCAAGTACTTTTGACATTAAATTGGTTTTTCTTATCTAAGACAGACTTAGCTGTATAGTAATAATCTGGATCAAATCTCTCTTGAGTCATATCAAATATAGAATGTAACTCGTTATCCTCTGGGATTGTGCAATCAAGTTTCTCCTCTAGCTCTTTTCTAAGCATCTCAGATTTAAATAAGACTTTGGCTGTTTGCCCATCCATACTAAATCCATGATAATCTAGAATCTTTAGCTTTACGAAGTCATCAATCTTAGAATATTCACCAGCCATCAATCTTTCGTAGGCATTCTTAGATGTATCAGGAATATCAAATACAAACATTACATGATAAGAGTCAGTGTCAACTTTATACTTAAATGTTCTGAATGCACATAGTGCTGATTCGAACTTTAAGAATAGCTGATCCCCTGAGAATCTATACAGCAATGCAATGATATTCTGCTCATTATGAGTTTCTACAAAAGCATTGATGAAATACTTATCCCATAAGAACAACTCTCTGTTTCCTCCCAGTAGAGGAGCAGCAAAGATTGAAGACAGATTCGTCTTAGCAACTGATAAGTCATAGCTTTGTGCAGGAAGATTTGCATCTCCACCTGCAGTTAGCTTCTGAATTACATTGATCTTATAAGGAGTACGTGCCTTAGGTCTAATCAGTTGTCCGAGATTGTAGGATAACTCCTCTCCTTCTAGACTAATGATCTGACCATCTTCATAGATTGGTTTGAATTGCTTTACATCTCCGGATAATCTTATCGTTCTAGCATTGACGATAGTTAGAAAAGATTTACCAGGTCTCCCAGGAGGGAGATTCATCGACTGTTGGCTCATTCTCTTCAGGTTTTGAGTTAGTACATATTAAAGATTGTAGGGTAGGCAGGGCAGTTTTAACTTCTCTTAATATATCTTCCTTAGTTTTAAGGAGATATACAAGTCGAAAGTTAACTATAAACTCTACAACACCACCCACCATACCAAATTTTTCTACATACTTTTTAAACACAAAAGCCCCGATTTCATTCTCACGATCTTTCAGCCAATTCTCAGCCGTCTTAATTCCTACACCTGGAATACCTTGGATATTATCCGTACTATCCCCCATCAAGACTTGTTTCCATAAAAACTTCTCTGCATCCGTTTCACTAGTTGTCACAAACTCTACTTTCTGATAATTAAAATGCTTGCCTATACACTGATGAAGCACATCTTTATCAGGAGAACAGATTACAACTTTACAATCTTCATTGTTTACTCCATAGTAAGCAACGAGATCATCAGCTTCTAATCCATCGAACTCCTTAAATGAATACCTCTGTTTCAAGTACTCTCTAAGTGCATAGAATATAATTGGTTTGGGACGATGCTTACGATTGGCTTTATAAGTTGGGGAGACTTGGTATCTATAACCACTTCTCCCAGTTAGAAAACCGACATAAGCATTAGCATTACAGTTAGTTAGGATAGTCTCTACCCTAGAGTCAATACCACTTAAGGCTTGCTCTAGGGTAGGCTTATCCATTTCGTAATATAATAAGCTATCCCCGTCAATTAGACAAATCGTACTCTCTTCTCCTTCGGTGTCTATACGGTCGATCATAGCTTATAAAGAATTTAGTTCGTCTTGTTGATTAACTAGTTTAGCTTGCTCTTCTTTAAAAGCATTAACTGCCTCCTCTCTCATCTTATCCCACTCAGCATCTGTCATAGCTGCATACGAAGAAGAATGATAGATAGAACCATTAACACCAACCAAGCTAGAGTGAACAAAATACTGCAAACATCTTACAGCACCAGTCTCATCATCTGGAACAGCCCCAATGTGCATTGGGTCAACAAACACATTATGAATCTCTCCACCATAACCAGAGATGTACTTCAGACCACCGAAGTGCAAACCTGGAACACAAGATTGATAATCATTAGTGTTTACCTTATCCCAAGAATCTAGACGATGTACACAACCTACTTTAATGAAGTGTCCTGGAGTTCCATATCCATTAGCTCCTTCACAGTAAAATGCATCACCACCACTCCCCATAACTGCAGGTTCGAATAGACGTTCCTCTACGAACTCTGGGAGTCCTTCAGATTCAATCTCACCTGTGTCTACGTTGAATGTTCTCTTGTAACGGTCGTGTACTTCCCCAGTCTCAGGATCATACTTATGAAGAATCTCTTTAGATACTTTGTAACCATTCAAGAGACCCTCTTTAGTAATCTTCATCTGATACATAGTAGCAGCATCGATAGCCTTCTCATCAGAAAAGCCCATCTCTTCTGTATACTTCTTAAATAGTACAGGGTGTACATACCGAAGATTTACAAAGTTGAAGAATCTTTCAGAAAACTCTTTACCATTTCCATTCTTCATCTTCTTTCTGAGGATGGGGTTTCTGAGCCACCTAGTCCACATCTTAACGAGTGGAGTGAAATCAATTCCCTTGTCAATAGATTCATAGATTCTTTCTACCAAAGCTAGTGGCATTGGAACTGTAGATATTACTTCCCCATGCTTAAGGAAGAACTCTCCAGTAGCTCTGTTAACATAGATAGACTCACATTTATCTTGAATCAAATCAGTAAAGTCCTCTTCAGTACTCATTCCGAATTCCTCAAGAAACTTACTATACTCCTCCATAGTAGAAGCATCATTAGCAAGTTCAGCAAGTTTGTTTAATTTCTCATACAGCTCAGCTGAAAACTGTACAGAAAATGGGGTGTCCCCATAGGATCCACAGATCCTTCCGTCAATCACGTTGATATTAATCATGTTTAATTATTTACTATAAATATACGAATTAATTTAACTCAGGGATTGGAATTTCCAATGCCTGTGTGGCTTTTAGATAGGTTAGTAACTGCTGCTGTAGGTTCTTATTATTATCAGATAGATAAACTAAAGGTAACAAGTCTCTACTGTCCTTAGTAAACTCATCAGCAAACTTTACAAGTTCCATGAACTTATGGTCTAAGACCTTAGCTCCTGGTATGTCAGATAATACAAAATACTTAGCAGATAACTCAGCTTTCATATCATCAGATATATCAGCTGCACATAAAATCTCAAACTCAAACAACTTAGTAAGATCAGCTTTTAGATCTTGAGCTTCTGTCCTTCCATACAAACCGTATTCAAACTTATTGTGTATATCTACAAGGTAGTCATAAACTTCTTCATACCTAGTATCTATAAAATCTAATTGAAAACATCTGTAATAGTTACTGAAGTTACTCCAAACTGGGAATTGCATAGCCCATAGATAGTTAGCTAACATCTTAGCAGCTGGGTGACATGTATAATTACCTTCATCATCTACTGTTCTAAAAAACTCATCGATGTGTTTGTAATTATCTAGATCTCTAACATGCTTTGTATTAGCCTCACTAAGCTTTAACAACTGAGTTTGATTAGTAAAATCTACATCTGTCTTTATACTAAAACTGTCAAAGTTTCCAACAAATCTAGATGGCAGATAGTCAAAGTAATACATAGTATCCCTTTTCTCCCCATAAGGAATATAACTGTAGGTATTAGTAAAAGCTTGACTAAATCTAAAGTTGAAGTTCTTAAGAATAACAGCTGCTAACTTAAGCTTTTCTGCATCTTCATCAGTACCGTAATAAGTAGGAATCTTGCTATTAATAATAGTATTAAGAGTAGGTTCTACTTTATCCCATACATAATCAAAACTGCTAGCTTTCCTGCTATGATCTGGACGAAGAGTATAACCTACAATCTGAGCATTAAGTCTACGTTTCTCTTCTGGGGTTAGAGAATGCCCACTTGCCTGTACTGAATCCGTAGTCTCAGCTCCTTCAAACAACTCCTTAATGTTATCAGGAAGTTCGATCTCATCATAACTTAAATAGTTCTCTGATGCTTTGATCAAAGGCTCTATCAAATTCTGATTACCTAGCTTCTTCTGATATTCTGCTTCGTGGTATTTAAAATCAGTATCCAAACCTTTAGCAGTAGCAATATCATTCTCTAGATAAGTAAGATTGGTCTTCTTAATAGTAATGAAAGCTCCGTATTGCTTATATAAATAAAAGTCTTTATACTTATTAGCATTACCAGTACGATAGAATACCTTCTTATCCCCCATCTTATCCCAGCTATCTATCTTCTCAGATACATACTCGAATTCACTTTGCAGTTTACTGTCAGACTTTACTGTCCTGTTAATCTTCTGCTCATGAAGTTTTACTGAAAAGCCATTAAGAGTCGAAGGAATATTAGTAAATTTAATAGACGGATTAGGATGATACTTAGGTTTGATGGATTTAGTATCAATAATCTTTGATAAGATTGCAAGAGTTTTATTACTTGGGTCATCTGAGTTTTTGTTATTTGATTTCCCCCCTATAACCTGCCTGCAAGTATCTAACCATTTCAAGAAGTCTGACTCTAATAGCTCCTTCTCCACAAGTTCTGTTACCTCGTCAGCTGCTGCATCGATAAGCTTCTGAATAAAAGCTTTCGTTGCATCACTCCAGATAACTTTCTCTCGTGACGGAGTTACTTCGACACCTTCCTGAATGATTACCTCTTGACCTTCATCGTCTATGTAAGACTGCTTAACCGGACACTTAAGACCTACAGCACCATACAGATCCTGCATCTCCAGTTCTCTGAAGTCTACATACCCGTAATTTATACCAGTAGAAGCTCCCTCCTCTTTTACTATTACGATGTGGGGCTTTCTGAGATAATTGTTAGTAGATACAATCAGGTTCTTAGAGTTGTAGATAACCTCACTCTTAATCTTTCTCTCAGTTTCTATCTCTCCATACTTCTCATAGAATACTACATTGTCCAGATAGTTAAGCTGTTCTTCTATAGCATCTATGAATCTAGATGAATTATGAGACTTAACACCAAAGCTTACCTCGGTGTAGTTAAGTTTATTCGTGTCCTCATAATATACTACAGATCCATCAGACAAAGTAATAGATGGGTTAATCTGACCTGTTGTAAGATTGAACTTCGGGATAATAAAGTCAGTCTTATAGTTAAAACAATTAGCCTTGAACCTCTTGCCATTGTACACCGTCTCGATAGTGTAGAAGTCTACACCAGTTGACAATGCTACCTTAGCACCCAAGCCAAAAGCACCGAAGTTCTGACTTGTGTTACGTTTAGTAGAATAGCCTAGTTCAAGAATACCTTCTAATCTTCTACTCCCTATACCTACACCGTGGTCTCTGATAATCAACCTATCACAATAGCCAATGCCTGCATTGTGCTCATAGGTTATATACACATTGTTACGTTGTACGTCTAAGTGAGAAATAGAATAGTAGCTAGGATCAAAGTTAGAATCAGAGTACTGCTCCCCATCTCTGGTTATGTAGTAATCTGATACTTGCTTAGCCCCAGTAAGAATTTCAATAGCCATCTCCTTCTCTCGTTGAGCATCGCAGGCATTCGTTACCAGCTCTCTGACGGTTGAAGGGATTGGGGTGGAATATTGAGTAGACTGTAAGATATCAAAGACTAGCTTTTCAGCTCCTTTGTTAATCTTCTTAGCTACCCCCTTATCCATCCCAATGTAATTTTCTTCTATAGTTTTTATACTCATTAGATTGGATAATAAAAAAGGCCTAGAAAAATCTAGACCTTTAGTAGTTAAATAAGTTAAATTGTTGATTATAAAAGCAATATCTTTTCGATTGACTCCAAAACTTGCTTTTGATTTTTAGGGAGATACAAGGGAACTGGATTTCCTTCTCGTATAAGTGTCTGCTTAAATAGTTTCCATGTATTAGGGAAACGATCGTTAGCAAAACCTTTACACTCAATAACCCATTTCATCTTCCCTTTGTCATCGTACCCTATAAAGTCTGGGGTATATGTGATATCTCGAACCTTTCCGTGGCCCTTATCCTCATAATCCCCACTAGGTTTACTCTCCCAAGAACACTCAGGATACTCAAAACCTTGCATAATGACGAACTTCTTTTGTTCGTACTCAAATCTGAGCTCGTACTCCAATAGCTTACGATACGTAAACACCTCCAGCATTGACTTAAACTGTATGCCATCGACTACCTTTTGAGTAGCCTTTATCTTTCCTCTGCTTCCTTTTTTGGGACCAGCTTTTCGTACAGTGTTAGATCTAGTTCTTGTATTTCGTCCAGCCATTTTCTTTCTAGTTGTTTTGCAATTCTGATATCTTTCACATCAAAAGTAGTGTAAGTTCCAAGATTACTGTACAACATTGCACACTTTTCTAGTATCTCATCTATCTTGAGTTTAACATCAGAGTCTGTATAGTATTTAGAGTCAAGCATTTACGGGGAGTTGTATGTTTATAATTCTTTTTGCACAGTCTATACCATGATCTCTTACAAGATCTGATACATCCTTTGATTTGTAGTGTGCAGGGATTATGACATTGATTAACTGATACGTATTGCAAATTTTGTTAGCCATAGTCTGGCCTGGATTTGTATCAGAATGAAAGTCATTATCGTAAAGCACGACAACTAAACCAAATCTTTCTTTGAGATGATTGATTAACTTCTCTGGTGGCATCTGCATCTCACTTTGCATTGCTACTCCCTCAAAGCCTAAAGCATTTAAGGTCATAACATCTTTCAGTGATGAAGCAAGAAAGACAATGTCTCCACTGTCTTTCAATTGGCCATAGCCTTGGATATCATTTTTAGTAGTATTACTGAACCACTTACCCTCTGTTTCCAACGGTCTGTAGATCTTATATCTCCCGTTGATATTATATGCATAAGCCAGAGTGTGGCAGGTATACCGAACCTCATTAATCCAAAAGTAATCAATCGGCTCAATAGCAAATTTAACTAATAACTCCATGCTTATCCCAAACTTTTCCCAGAATTTAATGTCCATTTCTGTCCATCTTCTGGTTCTCTTTGAGATAACAACTGGTCTTCTCTCCTCAACAATCTGATTACCATAGGTAATAGCCATCTCAGCCTTGGTTGTGGTCCCGATATGTAACCCCAATCCAAAGTCAGTGTCTATTACTTTAAGCACCTCAATGAATGTTAACCCATACTTACGAGCAACATAACTAAAACAATCATGACTCTCCCCACTACCGAAGTCCTTGTACAACAGTTTACCATTGTACGGGATTATCGAGCAGGTTGGGGATCTGTCTTGACGAAGCTCACTACAAAACTTGTCACCTAATTTAGAGAATGTGTGACAATAGAACTTGAAAATGTCGTACTCTGATACTCTACACAGCACAGAATCCTTATCTAAGTAAGCATCACTTTTACGAATCTCAATCATATGGTTACAAAAATAGAAAATGGGGGCTTAATTGCCCCCACTTTCACTTAATCAATAACAACATTCACACAATTAAACACAGATTTTAGATATCCCAATCATCAGCCGTAGCAGCTGGAGCAGCTACAGGATCTGCCACAACCATAGTTGGGGAGTAAACCTGCAACTTGAGATCCTTGTTGTACTCAGCATTGAATGAACCATAGTCCTCGTTCAAAGCCTTGATAAACAGATCATCTCTCATCGGCTTGAGTCTACCAAAGTGACGGTTATAAACAGCTTGATATTTGCCATCTTTAACACCTACAAGAACACGAAGCTTGTTATCCTTAAGGATCTTAACATACTCCTGAAGTTCTGACACTTGACCCTTAGCAATCTGGTCGATAGTATCAAATGATACTTCTCCACCATTAGCTACGTTAGCCCAAGCTTTGGTAAAGTTAATCAAAGTATCTTCTCCAACATAAGCTTTTCTAGTTTTATCGGCATTTTTCCACCAATCATAGCCCGGAACTTCTGCACTCCAGGTAGTCTGACCAATGTTATTAGCCCACATAAACTTACCTCCGTCCTTAGATGTACGGATTTTATCTTGCATAAGGATCTCAAATCTTGTTGTAAAAGATAGACCTTCTACATCAGACTTAAGCCAAAATACAATCTTGTTGTAATCCTCTTCATTAAGAGTTACTTTATACTCAGGTTCATTACGAAGGTTAACTCCGAGTTCTGAGAGCTCATCCAATGTAGGATTAACTGCAACTATTGACACAGGGGCAATACCCGTATATAGGGTTATTCCACCACCTGCTACTACTTCTTCTGAATTGTTAGACTGAATAGCCATTTTAATAATTTTTAACGGTAATACATTTTATAAACTATATCTCTCCCCCTTCAAACCTCTGCTTCTGTATCGGCAATCAAGTCGATAAGATCAAGTTGGTTAGGGTCTTTAACTTCTTTCAACTCTTGAGGCTGAATAGTTGGCATTGGTACTTGGGCTTCTACAGTATCATCTACAATAGAAATACGTGTAATCTTACGACGAGCACGTAGTCCCTTAAGCTTAGGGTGCTTAAATACCTCTGCAACTTCTGCAGCTGAAAGGTTGTATTTCTTGGCAATAGCAGCTCTGTCAAGGCCGTTATTCAAATCACCAAGAACTGATGACACAGTAATTACTGTGGTTGGTTGTGTTGCAACTTCTTGTGCAACTGTAGCTTCAATGGGCATTTTAATTTGTGTTTAATTAGTCAATATAAATCTTACTCCAGTCAAGTTCCATAACCTGACCTTTCAAATGATCACAACGAGAACCTGCATTGATATCCTCACTAGAATCGAAAGAGATCATTGTCTTGTCTCCATCTCTATAAACGTAGCCTATGGCATCCGAATTAGAGCAAGCAATGTTTCTAATCTTACCAGTCAAGTCAAGATCTTTAGCAGATACTTCTTTACCTTTCTTCTCAAGCATCTTATCCTTGAGGTGGCCGATATAGATGATATGATCAGATAACATCTCCAATCTGTCCATCCATTTCTTAATAGCCATTCTCAAATACAGATAGCCTGCACCCTGAGGTAGAGATAGAACTGACAATCCTTTGTTATCGGAGTCAAAGTTCTTCCCCATCGGGGTTTGTCTATACAATTCCTTAGCTTCTGACTCACACCATACCTCGAGCTGAGTGAGTGTGTCAATAGCTATGTACTTGTAGGGTTTCTTGGCCTGCATAATGGCCTTACCTACTTGTCCTAACTCTGCAAGACTGTTAACCTTGATCTTAAGTGCTTCAACCATATCAGATCCTTGTTCTAGGTCTATGATTAAACACCCATCAAGCTTAGCAATTGCAGTAGTTTTACCAATCTTTGGAGGCCCATACACAATCATATGTCTAGGGCTCTTCCTTCCAACTGGTACTTTCTCTGTTGGCAATACTAATTCCATAGTTAATCGTTGTTATCAAATGATTTTAACCAAGTTTCCTGAGCATCTGCAGGGTTAGTTACGTATGCAGTAAATTCTTTTAAGAATCCATCTATGCTTTCAAAAGCAATAGTTCTACATCCTACACTTACTTGTACACCTCGGTCTAGAAACTTGATAACAATATCATAGTTCTTAAGAGCCATTGTTCTAGATGGCTTCCACTGTGGTGGTGAAACTGGCTCTGTTGCATGAAGTTCTTCTCTCATACAGTTAAATTTTAAATTAATTTACTTTTTAGGTCTCTCTTTAATCGAGAAGGTAGACAGATCTGATTCGTAAGGAATCATACCTAGCTGACCATCCCTATTCTTTTCTACGTGACAGGCTAGTAAGCCTACTGGGTTCTCCCCACAGTAAGCATCTGTTATCCCGTATAAATCATAAGGACGTTGCAGCATCATAACAACGTGAGCATCCTGGCCTATTGAGTCACCCCCGAATAAGTCAGTTAGCTGTGGTTGATACTGTTGTTTGGCACGATACTCTTGCTCTATGTTCCTGTTTAGCTGAGACAATAGGATATTGATTACCCCAAGTCTAGCCTGCAGCCACATACAAGTTTTAGATATCTGATTAAGCTTCTGTAACTCTGTATCCTCAGAACCTAGAATAAGTCTAGAGTGGTCGAAGAGGTTAATTATTGTATGGTTTGGGAACTTGATGTTCACCCTGTTATTCACCTCTTTAATCTTAACCATATTCTGAGGAATAGAGCAGAAGAATATCGGGTACTTACGATACTTATCTACTGCCTTCTCATAGTCAGTGACCTTCTGGTCAGAAAGTGGGGAATCGATGCTATAAAGATCTGAGAACTGCAGCTTAACATCGTTAGCTGCTGCCCTCATAATCTGTTGATAGTCTGGCATCTCGAAACTCCAATAAAGGAGAATCATTTTCTTATCCTTGTTTCTGTCTAGAAGATCGAAGACCAATTGGTTTGAGAAAGCTGACTTCCCCACACCTGGTCTCCCAGCAATTACATACATTTTCCCAGGCTGTAAACCACCGAGAAGATTCTTGTTCAATCTATCCCATCCAGTAGGGAAAACAATCCTATTACCAAGTTTAGCTAACTTGATTTCTTCGATTGATTTGTCTACTGATTTTGAGATGTGACGAAACTCTTTTAAAGTCTCGTCTAGATTGCTAGAGTGATCTTGTGATTCGTCCTGTGTTTGATTCAGGCTCTGTTGTGTCATTCGTGTCTGTGTACTTTTCCCAGCTGTGATTGTTTATCCAAGTCTCAAGCATTTGCATATAGCCTAACCCATTCCCCTTTCTACGAAGATCTAATTCTCTCTCTAAGCACTTGATAATTCTATCGTGCTTCTCCTTATCTGTCCCTACGATCTTCTTGTACTTAGCTTTGGATTTACTATTGGCTTTAGAGTCTGGGTCTTTTGCTCTTAACATCCTCACTGTCCCATTATTGATAACCTTTAGTGGGAATCGGGAGAGGAGACCATGCCACATTTGATCGAAATCTGAGATAGTTGAACTATCAAACTTATCTCTCAATGTAACATCGTCATCCTCCCCGATCTTTATCCACCCATTGGTTTGCAATAACTCTAAATCAACAATTAACTTTAAACTGGAATCAATTTCATTACGACTCAGCATTGTTAGATAAACATACTCATCCGGAGATAACCCAAGATTAGCAAGCCTTTCAGTATCAATTTCAATGATCATAAAGATTTCTGTTATACTGTCTATACTGAATCGTTTTCAAATATAAGAAGAAATTCCATCTATCCAAGTGATGTTAGATAAATTTTTAATGGCATTTTCTAGCCACTTTTCCTCTTGACTGTCCTTCACATAGAGAATTACCACCTCCCCAACCTTATCCTTATCGGATAATCTAAGTAGACGACCAACTCTCTGGATCATCTGCAGTGCCTTAGAATCAAGGCCACAGATAATTCCCAGGTTAGCATCATGCACGTCAAACCCTTGATTCAAGGCCTTTGTAGAGCATAGTACCTTAACAGTACTATCTTTAAAGTCCTTGAGAGCTGAACTTTTCTCCTTTGTCTTTAGTTTTGAGTGATACCGAGCAGCAGGGATACCTTCATTTGTAATCTCCTCGTGCATTGCATCAGTAAACTCATTACTTCCACCAAAGGTTAGAATCTTTTTCTCAGGCATAGCCTTAGCAATCTGAGCAGTATAAAGAATTTTGTTATGAGCCTTCTGGACTATATCCTTACGGTCTCTGATAGCCTTGTAGAACATGGCTGCATTCTTCTTATCCTCAGCACTAGCAGTAGCAGGACTAGCAAGTATTTGATTAGCTCTATTAAAAGCATCAAATTGCCCAAGCTTGTACTTGTAATGTACAAACATGTTATTGGCTGTCTTGTAATCCTTCCTCTCCTGGTCAGTTAACTCCACAGCTATACAATTAATCTTATAAGGGGCAACCAATCCTTTGGCTACACACTCATCAAGAGTTATCGTATATACTGGGGGAGCTAAATTGACTAAAAGAGTACGATAATCAGGTTCTTCTGGGAGAGTAGCAGTCATGCACAACAGCATCTTATGAGTATTCTGTGTGAAGATTGTACGATAGATAGGACTTAGCCCAAGATGCACCTCATCTGCTACAGTGACTGTATAAGTCTCCCCAGATAATTTACATGCTGACTGATAGCATAGAATATCTACCCTATCAAGTACATCGTCATAACCCCACTTAGCAAACTCATCTTTGAACTGATCTTGAAGCTGATTGGTTGGGACTAATACCAGTCCCTTACCTTCATGCCTTCTGAGTAGTTCTCCGACTGCCATAATACCAACTCTACTCTTCCCGAAACCTGTCCCAGCAATTACAGAACCTCTATACCCAGCTTTGGCCCATGCCCTTAAAGCTGTACGTTGTTCTGTATCTTTAACTTGTAACAAGTTCGTCATTTGATTTTGGAGATAAACTAGTTAATAATTTCTTGAGCTCTTCAATTTCAAGCTCAGCATTTCTTATCCTATGCATAATAATAGAATAGTCTACAAGCATGTGTTCAGCTGTACACACCATAGTTACATATCTGTCTGAGCAATCCTCAAATAGTTTCTTGTAAACCTTATCAACAGCCATAAGATCCGAGTGGAGCTTATACATGTGATACACAGAAGTTCTGTCTTTCTTAATCTTCTTACTCATCTCAGTTTCATCTAAGTCTGTGTATAAGTACATAAGATTGACATAAATACACCTAGCCATAACGAGTTCCCTCTTACGACTCTCGTTAAAGATTTTCTCTTTGAATACCCCAGTCTTTAACTCTATTATTTTTAATAGGGCATTCGAGATTTCGTCTACGTTATCCATTAGCCTTCTTTGATTTAGCACGAAGTCTCTTCTGATGAGCACTGTTAGGATTAACTGGACGTCCTCTCTTTTTCTTATTAGCCTTCTGACTAACACTGTTAATAGCTACAGCTTTCTCCAGCTCAGCCTGTTGCATTCTAAGCATCTCAATGATATGCTCCATGAACTCGAAGTTAGTCTCCAGATTCATATAAGCATGTTGTAGTTTCATCACAACAGTTCTGTGATAAAAGAAGAAGGCTATAAGAGTACTTACAGCCGCAATTGTTAAAAGTAACATTTGATTAAGTTTTAAAAGTGAATATAAATTGGGTTTTGAGTTAAGCTAAATAGTTTGTTACGAACTCTGAGTCTAGCTGTTGCATTAAGCTTAGACTCAGCTTCAGTTTTACATTTCTTTAGCAAAAGATTTCTACGTCGTTTAAGTAGATCTGCAATTTCCATTGCTAACCCTACATCAATTAGTTTTGCCATAAACTTATGTAGTTTTAATTAAAAGTATTTCAAAGAATTTACTCCAAGCACCAGTCTGAAGATTAATTGCACCTTCAACACCCCATGACTTAGCCATTGGGTTATTGTTCTGAGCTGCTTGCATAAGTTCTACACGGAGAACAGCTTTTTTATCTGGACGATAATAAACAGTCTTAGTATTAGCATCAATGTATCCTTCCTTAGTTAGATCTGTCAATTCAACTAGAGTGAACTCATCAAAACTGTTAGACCACACTACTGATTGAGCCATTGCACGGATAGAATATCCACCTGGAGCAAAGTCAGGACCACCATTAACAAGTGACACAACCCATAGTGGAGTAATCTCAGCACCTGATGGGTTATATACCTTAATAGAAGGTGAATATACTTGCTTGTTAATGAAGCTGTTATTCTTTACCTTCCCATCTTGCAATGTCAAGTAAACAAATACACTGTTACAGTTTGGTCTCTGTGTATAGTTGTGTACAATTTTAGTAAAGTACTTCTCTGGGAGGGTATCTACAGTACAGTCACGTGGGATGTCTTTGTACAATCCCCCAACAAATTTAACTACTCCAGTTCTACGGTTAACACTATAGGTATTACTAGCAATACAGTCTTTTATAACACGTTCTAAAGTAACATAACCGTCATAAACAGTTTGTCCATTGATAATGCCATTAGGATCGGCATCTTTAGCATATACAAGGCCACTAGGTTGTCCATCAGGTTTAGTATAACTAAGAATAAAAACTTCAAAATCAGGAGCTAAATGTGCAATAGCCTCTTGTACAGTCATTCCAACTGTCTTACCACCAAAAGCTACAAGCTTTACAAAATACTTAATTGGCTTAAATGAAGTTGATTTAACAGCACCTGTTGCATTAAGAGTAAATGTGTAAGGTAAGAATTGACCATAAGATGCATCAAACTCTTGTAGTATAGTACCTGCTTCAGTAACAGACACTACTTTAGGGGGTGCACCTTCACTCAAAAATGCAGTTGCAAACTCTGTCATAATAGTATCTGTCTTAGGTGGTACCCCGTTTATGTCTACTCTAAAAGTAAATCTAGGAGTAGTCTGCTTTACCCCATTGACTATTGGGTAAGACACTTGAATCTGATTACCCTGATAAGAGTAACCTGTCTGTGTGTAGTCAGTTAAGAATCCTAACTCACTAGGAATTTTAACTAATTCATTTGAGTAATTCATTTATTAATTTATTAAGGGTTAGTTTAATTAAGAATCATTGTTACAGCTACTGCTATAACCCAAGCTATTACAAATGTAAGCATTAACAGAGCTACTAACTCTGCTGTTGTCATACCAGTCTTCTTCTCACAGTAAGGACATTTTACAAATAATGTCCCGTGAAAATTACTGTACCTTACAAGTATACCTGAATCGTCACAATACGGGCATTTTCTTTTTTGAATTTTCATTTTTAAAAGTTTTTAATTAAGTTTAGTACTCCCAATAGGATTCGAACCTATGACCCACAACTTAGAAGGTTGTTGCTCTATCCAACTGAGCTATGGAAGCAAGAAACCTATACCCACTCACAAGGGATGCTCGAGTTTACCTTGAGTATTGTAAGTATAGGGAGATTGATAGCTACTCAATCTGTTAGTAGTCAGGACAGGACTCGAACCTGTATGGGTAATGTTCTCGACCGCTACCGCGATACCCGTAGTCGTTTACTGCGTCTGCCAATTCCGCCACCTGACTAACCTCCACTACTTATGCCTTGGGCTATTCGTAGTTTAGAAATGACCACTGAAGTGAGCTGATCTAACGAGAAGCTTCGTGGTACTTATTCTAAATCTTCAAAGTTATTACTTTTCTTCTTATCTGAGATCTTAAGCCCATAAACTAAATCAAACCACTGATACTCTGTATCTGCAGTGTAATGTCCAGTTTTAAGTGCTTTTCTTAAGTAAGGAATAGCATAAGCTTTGAATGCATATGATTGATCTTGAGTCATTGTATACTCTTTATACCACTCATCTTTACGATCTTTTATATCATCGTATCGTTGTGGGAGATTAGCATACTCAAACATCTTGTTAATCAAATGCTCTATGACTTCTTCTGGGGTAGGCTTAATCATACGTCTTCCTCCCAATCGTCTGCGTGTTCTTCTAAGTAGCATTGTTTACATTGTTTACGTGATTCAAATTCATCTTGAAGACAGGCATCATAGAAGTCATCATCAATAAATGATTCTTGCCCATCTAATAAACCTGCATTCATTCTAGTAGCTATGTCTTGAGCTTGGCTTCTAGCAATGAACTCTATTTCTTTTGAATCACAATAAATACATAAGTCATCAGTACCTGATTGATTGTACGGAGCTCTAGAATCGTATTCTGCCCCTGCTGGATAATTACTCATCTGTTTTTGTTTTTTGATGAAGTTTAAGTAATGTATCTAATTTACCCTCATTGTAGAGATCTATAAGCAGATTAATGTCAGTGAGTTTGTAGTAGTTTAATTGCCCTATAGACTTAGTAAACTTCTCCATTACTTCTGTCACTAGTGGCATCTGAACTCCATCTACATCCCACAAAGCCATTATAGTCCTCCCGTGTTCTTTAGATATAGTCTCAACAGTGTTTTTAATTGACTGTTTAGTCCTACGATTATAGAACCACGTAATAGGCTCACACTCATCTGCTGCATAGATAGATGTCTGTAACCACATTAGTAGGTTTAGAACCTTTAATTGTTCTTCTTCTTTCATGTTACTTACTCCATACTTTAGTTATTGATGTGTCTGCTTTTAATAACCCATTTCTGATTACCTTACTAGCTGCTCTCTCCATCTCCTCAGTCATGTATAGTTTCCACTCATCTGCAAATTCCTCTGGGCAAATGGTATCTATCTGATCATGAACAGTCATTACTATCTTAACTGGATAGCCATGCTTCTTGATTCGTCTGTGAAGATAAACTAATGCTAGCTTTGTCATATCAGCTGAACTACCTTGAATTGGGGTATTCTTTGATGCTCTCTCGATAGAACCCAGCTCCATAAAGCTGTCACTATCATTGTACATTTTAGGGGTCCAGTTATCAAACCATCTCTTCCTATAGAAAGGATAGAACGTAGTCACATACCCGTACCTCTTCCCAAATTCTCCCTGATCATCAAGAAATCTTTTAATCTTAGGGAAAGCTTTGAAATACTTATCAATCAATTGTTTAGCTTCAGCAAGTGTAGAGTTAATAGTCTCAGATAACTTCTTAGGACCCATTCCATAAGCCAATCCAAAGTTGATTGTCTTAACCTGTGTCCTAAGTTTCTTGTGTTCTTTACACTCACACTTCTCTTTAGCTTTCATGTAAGCACAATCATGCTCAGATGCATTTCTCCACACATCAGCAAATACTAACTCAGCACATACTGAGTGCAAGTCTTCATTGTTTCTAAGAGCTGATAAGAACACAGGGTCTTGACTTCCGTATGCAATTACGTTTAACTCTTGTGAGCTATAGTCAGAAGATACAAACACCCATCCATGTGGAGCAACAAAGCAATTACGATACTCATTAGTTGCTGGGATTTGCTGCATATTAGGTTCACTAGATGATACACGTCCAGTGTCTAGTATCTGTTGAAAGTTAGTATGCACTTTATTATCACAGCTAATAAAGCTATTGAAGTTCTGCCCAAATGCTGATGCTAGTTTGCTTTTCTCTTTGTACTTAATGTACTCTTCGATAAGCTTATGCTTGTACTTGTAAGGTGCTAGCTTCTTACCATTCACATCCTCAATCTTAGGGAATAGAGTCTGGAATATCTTAAGCACTTGACTTGGGCTATCCCAATTAACAGTTGAATCTTTTAGTTCTTCTTCCATTAGGAATAGATCTAATTGCTTCTTAGCCTTATACTTACTGAACTCTGGATAGGATAGCAACAGATTATCTAATTGCTTTTCTAAAGTAGTGCTTTCTGCTTTGTTTCTATCAGCTAACTTCTTCCAAGCTTCGAGGTTAATCTCTAGTCCATTGTACTCAATCTCAGAGAATACAATCACCGCTTGGTTTTCTAGACTAGCTACATTAGAAAGAGTTTGCAATGGTAATAGCTCTAGCTGTTTGTTGTAGATATCTATTAGATACTCTACATCTTTAGCCCCATAGACAATCTGATCATCAGTAAATGGAGTAGAAGATGTTTGAGTAAACCTATTACGTACAGATTTATCTAAGTCTTTATCAAGATATCTCTTAACAAGTTTAGCCAATCCAAACCCATAATCAGTCTTTCCACAGTGTAACACTTTCTCACATAGATATGTATCATGAATGTTTACAGTATCTATTCTAAGGTAATGCTTGATAAACTTGTAGTCAAACTTTGCATTGTGGAATATCTTGACGATACCAGCATCGTTTAACACCGTGTTTAGTTGAGCATTATCCTCTTGGTTTAGATCTCTACAATCAATTACATACTGACGTTCTCTATCCCCAATCTGAAGCATTAGTAACTTCTTACATGTAAAATCAAATCCTTCTGTCTCTGTATCTACCCCTAATACTAGCTTAGTAGATAGATACTCAACTGCTTCATTGATTGTTGATGTGTTAAAGTTACTCTGTATCAGTGCCTGGTTCTTGCTGATGAAGTAAATGCTGCTGTTCATAAGATTTTTGAATTGTGTGGTAAATATACACCATTACATTAGCGGCAAACTCTACGTCATACGTAGCATTCCCGAACTGAAAGAACTTTTCTCCTTTCTCAGCTGCCATCATAGCTTGTATTTCAAATGCTTGATAGCTGTTAGACTCTATTAAGTCTAATACAAATTTTGTTTTACTCATTTCTATACTAGTTTAATTGTTTCGTGATTAATTGCTGCATAAAATGCAGGTAACTATACAGCAATAAGCAGCAAGGCTCCTCTAAAACCTTGCTTTTGATGCTTACTACTGCCTTCCTTTTATTTGCTATGAGAGGATAATGTTTTTAGTTATGGAATGCAATGCTCCATAGCATAGAGACAGATGCCCCTACGATTAATGACAAAATGAGAGCTATAACTAGCTTCGTTGTTAGTTTCATTTTAATAGAATTAAATGAAGAATAAAATCAGGATGAGCTATAAAGCCCACCCTGATTTACTATTCAACTAAATGATTAGCTGAATATCTCTCCTGTGCTGAAGTCAACACCTGCTGGAATACCACTCATCTTAGTAGTAGTTGCAGCTGCATCAGCCTCGAGGAATACGTGATTTGCTTTGTGAAAAGCAATACGTGTGTTAGCAAAGATGTACATTCCCTTGTGAGTAATGAAATCACCATCTTTACCACGACGCTTGGCAGCTGTCTCCAAGTTAGCAGCTTGATACTCAGTTGGTGTAGTAGTTTCTACAACCTCCAACTTAAGTGGAATCTGCTCTCCAGAAATGTTAGCTACTGGATTGAGGATGTTCAAAGAGAGTACTTCACGTCCCATTGAATCTACTGTCCAATTAGGATTGGAATCAGTAACATCAATAGACAAGTAAGCACTTGCATCCTTAGGCTCAGCAGTCAACCAAGCACGACGAGCACCTCCTTGTGAGAAACGATCGTCTGATTTGTTGAATAGAGCAAGTGGACTTGCTGCAGTAGACTGTGTTCTGACAATCTCAGCAAATTCCAATTGAACTTTGTTACCAGCTACTTTACGAGCTGAAACGAGAAGGGTTTGGCCAGCTTGCAATCCTTGCAATGAGCCACTGTTGATTGTGTTGTTCATCATGATTTTGATGATTTAAATTAAAAAAGTTAATGAATAAATTGTTTACCACTCTGCATTTATAGAGGCTTGTGACTCTCATCTTTCGATGGCTGCATTAGTAAAAGGGGATTGAACCCCTATATAATTGCTCCTATTACCAACCACATAACTGTGATTGCTGCTGATACTAGGAAGCCTGCTACGAATAGCAGAATGTCTTTAGTTGTTTCATTCATGTTAATGACGATTACATTTTGGGAGATTGTTGTGTTCAGCTTTGTGTTTCCACTCAGCATTTGATTTAGCATGAGACTTATAGTCAAACCCATGTTGGGTCTGACTACAAGATGTCATGAAGATTATCATCAGTGTAATGCCAATGATAATGAGTGCATAGAATGTGGTAGTCTCTGCAAAATTGTACTTATCTTCTCTCATAGTGTGATAGAATTAGTTTTCTGTTTCAACTACGATAAAGAATAGAGTACCGAAGAAGGATACAAAGGACATGATACCACAGTAAGCACTAGATGATAGGTCATTGAGGTAATGAGTAAAGTCTAGTGTTACTGCTGAATGTACAATTGCCGGAGCAATGAATAGTACAATAGCAACGATTGCTAGTTCAGCAATAGTCTTGAGGAAATCAAATGGTCTTTTCATGATTGTGTTATTGATGAGTTATTGTTTACGATACAAGAAAGCAAACAGTTGTAATAGTCTTTTGTGATTAAACACTAGAACCCTAAACACCCTGCTTACATAATGTAGAGAAGTATCTACGTAAGACTTAATAGGTAACGATTAAGTTTAGGACTTACACAAGGTATTACAACTGAATGCAATGAGAGAAAGTGGGATAGAATATGATGCAATCAATTTGGTGATTACTATTCTACCCCACGAATTAGAGTGTGATGAGTTGGGACATATACTCTCGTCCTTCCATCTGACTCTAATCAATTAGTTATTAGTTAGTTGGCTAGTTAGTTAGTGGTTATTCTAACCTCTGGCTAACAACCCAAAGGGACTCATAAGAGTCCTTTGGATGTAGCCCAGTCGATGGCTTGCTGGTAGTCAGAGTCCGTAGCACGGATGAAGTAAGACTTCTCCGATGGACCTGCATCAGTCCAAGTACGATCGGTGATAACGAGGGTGCCAGTACGTTCTGACAAGTATGCTGATTTCATAGCAAATGATGCGGAGGGAAGTTTGCTCCGCCAAAGTTAGTGGGGGTCTTTGAATACGTAGGACAACACTCTCAAAAAATTTCCAACTAAAAAATTTTTAACCAGCTAGAAAATTTAATGTGTGATAAATCAGTCATTAACCACGGAATTAAGGCTTAATGACGGATAAATCATACAATAATGGGATTTTAGGGAAAAGAAAAAGCCCCCAATTAAGGAGGCTAATTCTTAGGGTAAGAACGGAATTTATTTTAGTTCTACGTTTAGAACTACGGGATTCAAATTTACGGGATTTACTACGTTAATAGTAAACTTGTGGATAACTTGGCTATTGTTCATTACAAAAAGCACGTTAGTCAATCCTTCTTTAGCTGCTGTAATGATTGCTTGATTCTCCATAGTTTCAGCTTCTATAACTGGGTCATTATCAAAGAACCATGCAATTCCAGCAGGGGCATTAACTGCTTCTACTTTAAACTTTTCCCCAACACTAACGTCGAGTTTTTCAAAGTTGTAGACAGTTGCATTGTCAAAGTATACGTTAAGATTCATCTTAGTTTAAGATTACTTAGGTTCAACAGCAGCATTGATTCCGAGAGCTTGAGCCTCAGCAGCAACTACTGTGTAAACGATAGTTTCAGTAATAGTACGAACTTCTTCAGCATCGAGGTCAGCATCAGCTGATATTTCGATCATGTTAACTACGTTAGCTGAACCAGAGATGATGTAAGCAGAAAGGCCATCACCAGATAATTCTACAGTTGCGTCACCTTCGACAACAGTCCAAGTTGGAACTCCGTCAACAGTTGCAGGATTTCCAGCAGCAGTAGTTGGATTGATAGATACGAGAACTTTCTCCTCGTTAGTTGATGTGATTGGGAACATGAGATTTAGATTTGGGTTAAATTGTTAGGTCACGAAGATAATCAAAGTTCGTAACATTTTTCATATTAAATTTGTGACAAAATAAACAAAATGGCTAAAGCTAAAGTAAACACAGTCAATGGGTTCAGTCCTAACACTAGAAAGAAACGTCCAGGGGTACATGCTAAGAAAAAGAGTTCTAAACTTAAAAGTTCAAAACTTTATAAAAAAATGTCACAGGGGCAAGGATAATTGTCTAACTTTGCCTAGCAACCATTCAATGGAATGATCACCCCTGAGGGCCAAAAGGTAAGTAGGGGGTCAGACGTTGGGTTCTATTGTACTCACTTTCAATAACATAGAGTACAAAAGTTGTCCCCGATAGTTGCAGAAAAAGAATTGACATAAGGTTTTGGGGTGGATAAAGACTATAGGGAAGAATGGAACGTCCCACCGAAGGCTAAAAACGGCAAAACTGAAAGTTAATTTTAAACAAAAAAATCTCTAAGGGGATAGGTGTGCCCAATTGGGAAAGTTTTTGTACTTTTATCTAAAATTTTAAAGTACAATTTTATGCCTACCACCATTAAAACAGGATTGTATCAACCTCCGTTTACAACTGGGGATGAGTGTCTAACCTACATGGGAGTATATGTAGATGATAAAGTTGTGCAGTTTTTGGATGAAGAGGAGAAGTTTGTGTGCCAGTTTTCATATGAGGAGCTACGAGGTATCATGGCTATCATGGCAGCAGAACAAGAGAAGACTCATCTAAGGATACAAGCCCAAGCTAAGAAAAACTAATGCAATCCCCTTTCTATAAACAAAATAAGATAACTAAGGTTGATATCAGCCTTAAACAGCTGCTTGATGTAGATACTACTAATGAGCTGTACTATAAGAGGACTGATAACATCTTCCCTAACCAAGTACTTACATCTTACACTAACAGCTTAAGAAGGGATGCATTTAGATTTAAGTATCTAACTGACTTAATCCAAGCTGGGAGTGGGATTACAATAACTAACCTTGATGGGATATTGACTATATCAGCTTCTGGGGGAGGTACAGGAACTGTTACATCAGTACAGCTAACAGCTGGGACTGGGATTTCATTGTCTGGAACTAACCCTATTACTACATCAGGGAATATAACTGTAACTAACTCAGCTCCTGACCAAGTAGTTAGCTTAACTGGGACTTCAGGGGTAACTGTTACTGGGACTTACCCAAGCTTTACAATAGCTGGAGCAGGTACTGGGAGTGGAATTCTACACGGAACAGCCTCAGGAACAGATACTTACACAGTAACTCTTACAGGGGTAACAGCCTACAATGATGGGGATGCTTATCTAATTAGGTTTACTAATGGGAATACTACTGGATGTACATTAAACATAAATTCTATTGGGGCAGTAACTCTCTATAGAAACAATGACGGGGCTTTAATAGGTGGGGATATAGTTAATGGAGGAGAGATGCTGTGCATTTATAACTCTACTCTTGGTGGATTCCAAGCCATTGGGACAGCCCCTAACACACTTCTTGGTTATGTAACTAATGATGACTCAGTAACTTTAACTAAGGGTCAAGCAGTTTATGCTTTTAGTGGTACCGGGGATAGAATGACTGTTAAAAGAGCAGCTAACACTGCAGATGCTACATCAGCTCAGACAGTAGGGCTTGTGTTATCTACATCTATTGCTGCAAACCAAAAAGGATTGATAATGATGCAAGGGTTGTTGGATGGATTAAGTATCCTCCCAACTTCTACTTTTGCTGATGGGGATACAGTTTATCTTGGAGCTACAGCCGGGTCTATAACTAATGTTAAACCATATGCCCCTAACCACCTTGTCTACCTTGGTGTTGTTACAACAGCCAGCCCAGGTTCTGCAGGGAGAATGTACGTTAAAGTACAAAATGGGTATGAGTTAGATGAGCTACATAACGTACAAGCAAGAACCCCATCATTAAAAGATACACTATGGTATGATAACTCAGTCTCCCCTGCACAGTGGAAAACTGCATCTATCTCAACAATACTAGGTTACACTCCACTTAGTGCAGCAATAACATCTCTTAACGGATTGACTGGGGCAACTCAGACTTTTGCTACAGGAACATCAGGTACTGACTTTGCTATAAGTTCAGCAAGTACTACACATACTTTTAACCTCCCTACTGCCTCTGCTACTAATACAGGTAAGCTCAGTTCTACAGATTGGAGTACATTTAATGACAAAGTTCCGTCAACAAGGACACTTACTATTGATGGGACTACATATGACTTAAGTGCTAACAGGTCGTGGAGTACAACTGGATCTAGGTCTAGTGCTCTTGTTGCTACTCCGGGAACTAACGTAGGTATAAACACCACTACTTACTCTGGATTAGCTTCAGTAAGTAACTCTACTGAAAACGTAAGGGTTTCTGCTTTTGGGATTGCTGCAACAGCATCAGCTATTACAGTAATAACAAACAATACACAGACAGCAACAGGAAGCCTTGTCTTTACTGTACGTTCTAATACAGCAGATACATCCTTAGCTTTAACAATAGCAGCTGGTAGTGCTGCTGGGACATTTACAGCTACTGGTAGTGTGAGTGTTGCTGCATCTGATAGAATAGCAATTAAGATTCAAAATAATAGTACCACAGTTGGATCGGCTACTATAATTACAATAACAACAATCTGGACAATATAATGGCTTACACTTACACTTACGACACTGAAGCTCAAGTACTTAAAGGGGTGCTTACTGTATCAAAAGATACTGGGGGAGACATAGTATTTATAGTTGATGCAAACCCTGATACTAACAACAGTGAACACGAAATAGCTTTCCCGGCTTTACAAGATCCAAGTAATGTAGCTATATTTGCAGACTTACTTTATCAGAACTCTAACAATGCATTCTTAAAGTTTATAACTTTGTTAACTAACCCGCCTATTTAATACACATAAAAAATGAGTGAAACTAAAAAGAGAACAAACTCAAATAGCTATATTAGCAAATCAATAAAATACAGACTTCAACTCCTTGATGGGGTATGGTCTATCCCACTAGCATTCCTTGCATTTGTATACGGGGGATACCTAAGTGAGACTTACTTTGGAGACCCATTGATATCAATACAATATCTCCAGCAAGTTATGATGGCTGCAATGATATTAGTTTTTGCTAACTTTGTAGTATTCCTAGGAATAAACTTTAACTTTAGAAAACTGCAACAAGCCTTTTACTCAAAAGAGATGAGGCTGACTGCAAGAGCAGAACTTACAGCATGGCAAAAAATAAAATTATACTTTCTTGTCTACTTTGGGTTGTTACTTTCCTTCCTGCTAATTCTGTGGCTCGTTATGATCGCTACGGGAACGGGTACTGTGTTAGAATTACCGCAGACAACTATGTAGGAGTTCATGAGAAAGGGGGAAACAACAAAGGTTTCTCTGACTCTGAACTTCAAAAATTATTGTACGAACAAGGATGGAGGCCAGGATATGCTTGGTGCTCCTTTTTTGTTATGGCAATGCTTAGTGAATGTAGTATCCCAAACACAATAACTGGTTGGTCTCCAAGTGCTTACAACAAAGAGGATGTAATATACACTAACGGGAGATTTTATCAGAAGTACTCTATGAGAGATGTATTAGTTATGACCCTATCTTACTACAACAAAATGTCCAATGGTAGATACAAGAGTATCGGGCACACAGGGATTGTGTATGCAATTGGGAAGTACTCAGTGCAGACAATAGAGGGAAATACAAATGAGTTTGGGGCAAGAGACAGCAGATCAGGAGACGGGGTTTACAAAAAGATTAGACCACTAAATAAATCAATACACATAACTAGATGGAGAAAAGGATAATTAACTACATAGCATGGGGGATAGCAATTTGCTCTCTGCTAGTACTGGCAAAGGTCTTTTTAAAACAAAATGATAACCCAGCACAAACAAGGTTGGAGGAGATAAACGACAGTCTATTTAAGGTTATAGAGGTAAACAATTTAAAGATTGACTCTTTAGGCTTTAAGATTGATTCTCTAAACATTGTATCGGATACACTAATTTATAACCAAAAAGTAATCAATGAATACTACACTCAAGAGGTTTACAATATTCTTAGCTCTGACTCTAAGCATAATAACCGCAGACTCGCAGAAACTTTTAGGGCCTCAGACTCGCTACTCAAAAGCGGATTCTATTCCCGTGTTATCAAACTACCAAGTACAGCTAATTAATCTGAACTTTAACTCTATGATGTATTGGTATCAAACTGCCAATACACTAGATACTTTGTACCGTATGGAGGCAGAGAAAGTTAAGATTTATAGCAAAATCACTGGTATTCAAACTAATAACACTGATATGCTCATGCAGGCATATGAGAATAAAAGGGCTATCGATCTAGCCATTAAGACTGAGAACGAGTTATTAGTTAAAACTTTGAAGAAAGAGAACCGAGGTCTTAGAGTTAAGACTGCTTTGCTTACTATCAGTACTACAGGATTGCTGCTAACTACAGTTTATTTTGCAATTTTATAATAAAACTATTGACTATATAAAAAGTCTTATTACATTTGCATAAAACCAAACGTAACATGAACTTTAATCCTACCAGAGATTGGGTAGTTCTCCCAATCCCACACAAAAAAGTAACAGACAGCGGAATCGTTCTTTCTGATGAAGCTGCTAATTCACTTAAGTCTAACATCCTCGAGGCTCTCAAGGTTGGTCCAGAGTGCAAACAAGTAAAAGAAGGGGACACCGTCTACGTTCATCCACACACAGAAGGAGTAATCATCGAAGTAGATGGAACTCAGTATGTAATGGTGAATGAATTCATGCTGCTTGGAGTTATAAATAAGTAAAAAGATGGTAGGGACAGTAACAATATCCCTAGCTGACTTTGAATCTCTACGTAAACAAGCAGAATCAGGGAATAAAGCATCCGAAGAGATCATAAAAGCCGCCAAGGAATTGGAGGTTTTTCTTTCATTTCTAGTAACTAGAGAGAACATTGATGAGCACATTGATGAGTTCAATAGTTACTCAAAAAGATGCAAGATTAGAATCGTAGAAGGACGAGCCAAAATACAAATTACTAATGAAGAACCAACCGACCATCCGAAGAGTGAACATCAAAACGGATACGACTCAGAAGTTTCTCCAGATATTTAATGGGATACTAGAGCTTACGGATACAGAACTTAAAGTCTTAGCTGAATTCATCGATTTGAGTGAGACTGTTAACCTATGTTCCCCGGCTAATAAAAAGAAAGTATCTGAGAAGTTAGAGATTAAGGACCACAACACCCTTAATAACTATGTAAAAAGGTTAAAAGATAAGGGGGCCATAGTCCAAAATAAAAATGGATATGAACTTGCTGCTATTCTAAAAAAAGAGCCGGTTCAAATCAACATAATCCCTGTATGAAACCACTATTCATCCCACCAAACAAGATAGTAACTATGTTCTACATAGGCTATTACTCCTTGACAGTGGTGCAGGATGGGAGAGGTAATGTAGAAGTGTTACATTTAACTGAATTAGCAACACCAAACTTTGAAGAAGAATGAGTAATAAAACTCCGTCAATACTTAAGATGGCTGCAAACTTTGCAAAAGCCTCTATCGAGTACGTTGCAGCTGGAATGCCTTCTGTAACTCAAGAACAATACGAAGAAAGAATATCAACTTGCCATGAATGCCCAAATCTTTTAAAAGATACTAAGCAGTGTGGTCTATGTGGATGCTACATAGAGCAAAAAGCTAGTTGGCAAACAGCTAAATGCCCTGATGAACCATCTAGATGGAAACCTGTCTCAGTAGGAAAGTCGGGAAAACCGATTAATCTCCGTAAATGAATAAGGAGAAAATCATAATCCAGAAGTTGGCCACTAAGCATAACCTCCCACTACAAAAAGTAGAGGAGATTATCTACTTCCAATTTAAGTATGTAGCTAAGATTATGAAAGAGGGGAAGTTTGCTACAATTAGACTCCCATATTTTGGGGCGTTCTCTGCTAAAAGTGAGCGCATAGCCCATCTAAACGAGAAAACTAGGCGCAAAAATGAAAGACTTGCTAACAATAAGCAATAATGTAGTTATCCCATCTCCGTATGCTCTGACTATCCCAGAATTTGAGAAGTTAACTGCAAAAGAGTTAGCATTTATCTACTTCTTTGCTGACCACAGGTCTAGCTATGCAGCTTACGACGAAGAAGAAAGAAAGACTAAGCTATTAGAAGATTTAAAAGTAAAGTCAACCCCAAACTTACATGCAGGATTGCAGAAGTACAGGGAACTAGCTGATACTCATGCAATAAAGCTGCTTAAGTCAGCTAGGTCTGCAGTTAATAAGCTAGAAAGGTACTTCAAAGACATCGATCTTACAGCTATGGATGAGAACGGGAAGCTACTTTACCAAGCAAAAGACCTTGTTGCTAACTTATCTAAGATTGGGGAGGTAATCGAAGGACTGGATAGACTGGAAGAACTGGTACAGAAGCAACAAGCTAAGGATAACCCTAACAGAGCAGGCGTTAAAACTAACAAATACAGTGAGTAATGCTAAAGAACACCCACTTATTTTCTGAAGTAGCTAAACATTACATTGAGTACGGGCATTACACAGATGCTCTCCCTGGAACTAAGCAGTATTATGACTATTGGGATAGGGAACAGTTTAGATGTATGCATGGTCATGAAATAAATGGGGTTAAAATCTCAGGGTTTCACTACTTCTACTTAAACTATTGCCCAATTGATAGGATTATAGATGAGGAGCAGCCAGATGGGGAGATAATCTCTAGAAGAGATCGAAGCTTCCCAGCTTTTTACGACGGGGACTACGAATACTTTAATGCTGTAGATAAAGCTAGACGAGATAACAAGCACATGGTTGTCTTGAAAGCTAGACGTAAAGGTTTCTCCTACAAGGCTGCAGCAATGCTGTGTAGGAACTACTTCCACTTAAGGAATAGTAAGAACTTCGTGTTTGCTTCAGATAAGCAATACTTAACTGGGGATGGAATGCTGTCTAAAGCTTGGGATATTATCTCTTTTATAGATGACAATACAGCTTGGACACAACCTAGACTTATTGACCGTGAAATGCATAAGCAATCCGGGTACAAAAAGAATGTTAACGGGGCCGATGTAACTCTTGGGTTTAAGTCACAGATAATTGGGGTATCTCTTAAAGATGATCCAGACAAAATCCGCGGTAAAGCAGGAGAGTTAATATTCTTCGAAGAATCAGGTTCATTCTCAGGCTTATTAAAGGCTTGGGAGGTAGCTATGCCTACAATGAGACAAGGTTCTAAGACACTTGGTACTATGATTGCCTTTGGGACAGGTGGAGAAGAGGGCCCTGGATTTGAAGGACTTGAAGAATTGTTCTATCACCCTGATGCTTACAACTGTTTAGGGTTTGAAAATGACTGGGATGCTGGGGCTATGGGGACAATCTGTGGATACTTTGTCCCAATCTACAAAAACCTAGATGGGTTTATAGATGAGAATGGGAATAGCTTAATTAGCCAAGCAGTTGAGTACGAAGAAGAGCAAAGAGAAAAGAAGAAGAAGGGGAATGACCCTAAATCTTATGACCAATACATAGCTGAACACCCATTTACCCCACAAGAAGCAACACTGCAAGTTACAGCTAACACATTTGATGTCAACTCGTTAAAAGAGCAGTACAATAAAGTAATATCCGGGAATCTAGATACGATAGGGGTAGTAGGGGAGATGTATTACAACTCAAAAGGTAAAGCAGACTTTACCCCTAACAATAACCTACGTGCTATCTCTAAATTTCCACACAGGAAAGATGATAACTTAACTGGGGCAGTAGTTATATACGAACCTCCATTTAAAACAGAGATAGAAGAGGTAACCCCAAAGAATCTGTACATTATTTGTCATGACCCGTATGCTCAAGGGAAGGCTGAGAGCTCTAGCTCACTTGGGGCAGCTTATGTTATCAAGGTCCCTAACAATATGTCTAAACCAGATGACTTAATTGTAGCATCTTACGTAGGCCGTCCACAGACCCAGGACGAATACAACAGAACCTTGTTTATGTTAGCAGAGTACTACAATGCTAAGATAGGATTTGAGAATGACCGAGGAGAAGTCATAGCTTATGCTAAGAGATTCCGTAAGATGCACCTGCTGCAAGAGGAATTTGAGATGTTGGATAAGAAAGAACTCCGAAGTAAGAATGTAAAACGACAATTTGGGATGCACATGACTGAGCAGAGAAAGTCCCAAGGAGAACTATACATAAGAGACTGGTTAATTTCTGGGAGGGGAGCTGACGAAGATGGCAATATTACCCTTAACTTGCAGAAAATTTACGACCTTGCTTTATTGCAGGAGTTAATCAAGTTTAACAGGAAAGGTAACTTTGACCGTGTAATGGCTTTAATGATTGGTATGTACCACACTAGAGAGCTATACAACAAGGAGTTAAGCTTTAATGATAACGATAACTCAAGCAATGACTGGTTCGATAAGATGTATAAGTAATAGTGTGATATATTAAACACACTAGGAAAATGACTTATTTTAAAGACCTTCTGTAAAACAAAACTACTTTTGTATTAATGTTCGGACAAGCTACAATCCCCAAGCAACGAATCCCCTTTTCTCAGAAAGATGACAAGTGGAAAGAAGACTGCGTCAATGCATTTATCAACCTATCTAAGTTTGGTATTAGTGAAAGACGTAGCTACCTTAAGTCTTTGTATGATTACTATAACGGGGTAATCGATGAAGAGGACTATAATTACGTCCTTAAACCTTATGGTAAAACTCGAAGCCACTTTCCTTCGAAGCTCCGTAATTACCCGATCATTAAGCCGATCATCGATCTACTACTTGGGGAGAAGTCTAAACGTCCTCTTGAATACACTGTTACAGTTCAGAATGCTGACTCAATCAGCTTGAAAGAAGAGGCACTTAAGAACTTAATCCTAGCTAACTTAAAGACTAAGTTCTTGGCAGAGCTAGCTAAACAACAAGAAGTAGAACTTCCAGAACAAGAAGAACCTCCACTCCCAAAACAAGTAGCAGAAGAGTTTGAGAGAAGTTATGTAGACCACAGAGCAATAGTTGGGCAAGCAGCCTTGAATTATATGATGTACTACAATGAGGTTTATGATAAATTTCAAAAGCTTTTCTTTCACTTCCTAGTAACTGGGGAGTGCTATTCACATAAAGGGGTAAGAAGAGAAGAAGTATTTTACGAGGTAGTTAACCCACTAGACATTGACTATGACAAAGATCCTGATATCGATTTCGTTGAAGATGCCGACTGGGCTATCATTAGAAAATATTCTCACGCATCTACCATTATTGACATATTTGGGGAATACCTTAGTGACGAACAAGTTCTAGAATTAGAATCTCCGACTCACACATCAGCTGAAGCTTATCTTTTGTATAGAGCTGAAGCTAGTGGAGCAGATGATAACATATACCGTAATAGGTTAATTGAGATAATAACAGTCTATTGGAAAAGTAGGAAACGTATTGGATTTGTGACTTACAACGATCCTAATACAGGGAATACTGAGATGTTTGATGTTGAAGAAGGGTACAAGCTTCCTCAAGAACTCAAAGATCTAGGGGCCAAGATGGAATGGGAGTGGGTAAACGAAGTATGGGAGGGAACCAGAATTGATAGAAGATTCTTTATCAATGTTCGTCCATATAAGAACCAACGTAACAGTCTAGATAACCCATCCATATGTAGACTTCCAATCAATGGAAGGAAGTACTCAGATATTAACTCTCAGAGTATTTCTTTGGTAAGTCTAGGGATAGCTTACCAGCTCAATTACAATATTTACAAATACCGTCTTGAACTAGCTATTGCACGAAGCAAGGATATTATTGCTCAGTTCGACATTAACATGATCCCTAAAAACTGGGACATGGATAAGTTCATGTATTTTGTAGAGGGCACAGGTATAGCTTGGGTAGACTACAACAAAGAAGGAATTCAGTTATCTCCTCAGCATCAGTCAGTATTGGATATGTCTATTAAGACAATATCTCAATACCTAACCTTGCTCGAATCAATCATGGTCGAATGGGAGAAAGTTAGTGGGGTGACTAGACAGAGACAGGGTCAAATGAGTTCTTATGAAGGAAAAGCCACGTCTCAGCAGAGCATTGTCCAGTCTTCTCATATTACAGAAGATATATTTAGAAAGTTTGCACACTTCGAAAGAAGGGAGTTACAAGGGCTTTTGGATTACTCAAAAGAGGCTTGGCTCAATGGGAAGAAGGCAATGTATGTAATGCCTGATGGCAGTATGGATGCTATTGACTTAGAACCAGTTACTCACATGGAGGCAGAATATGGTATATTTGTCTCTGATGCTGGTAAAGATGCAGAGAAGAAACAGAAACTAGAAGGCTTGGCCCAAGCTGCAGTGCAGAATGGAATGCCTATGTCTACAGTTGTATCGATATTTGAAAGTGATAGTTTCTCTCAGATTAAAGACAAAATTAAGCAAGCTGAGAAGCAAGCTGATGACTTGAGGAAAGCACAAGAGCAAGCTCAACAGCAGCAAGCTCAGCAAGAAATTCAAGTTAAGCAACAGGCTATACAGCAAGCAGCTTTGGATAAAGAGAAAGATAGACAACTTGAAATAGAAAAAGCTCTTATTGCAGCTGAAGCTCAAGATAAATCATCTAACAATAACCTTGAAAAGATGATGCAAGATTTTCAGATTAAGCAGCAACAACTAGCTTTAAAAGAAAAAGAAATAGATATTAAAGCTAACCAAAACCTAGCAGAATGAGCTATATAGACAAAATGAAAGAGAAGTCATCTAAAAAAGATTCTATTCCAGCACTAGCTGTAGAACTTATGGATGCCGCAACTAAGGTGCATATCTTGCATCTATCAGTAACTGGAGCAGGTTCTTATGCTGCACACAAAGCACTTAACGAACTTTATGATGCACTTCCTGGTCATGCAGATGACATTGCTGAAGGATACCAAGGAGCAACAGGTACAATCCCGGATTACCCAGATGTATCAGCCCCACGTCTAGGCTCAGTTAAAGATGCAATTAACTACATCGATCAACTTCACAATAAGATCACTAGAGTTCAAGATGGATGTGAATTCTCTGAAATAGTTAATGACTTAGATAACATTAAGTCTACTCTAAACTCTGCTAAATACAAACTTAAGTTCTTGTCTTAATGGATAATTCTACCAGAAGAGCATTATTAGATAAAGCTAGATCTTCCGGGTTTCCTGGGAGTATCCTAGATGTTTATTCTGCTTACAGTCAAGGTAGAGATCTAATTGAAGAATTTGTACAAGAGCAGCAAGCTGCTAGCTTTCAACCCCCTATGCAGGTTGCTCAAACTCCACAAGAACAAGAGCAAGGGTTACGTCCTGCACATGAAGCAGGACAAGTAGATCAATCTATGGCTTTCCCTGATGTTCAACCTGGACAGAGTTTTAATACTATGGGGATGAAAGTCCCTATCAATATAGATAAGGTTGACAATAGTGGTAACTTAGTAGAGTCTTACAAAGCCGTCCCTCCTGGAATATCTAACCTCCCAACTGGACCGTATGAAGGAACAGTAATCGAATCTCCTGCTAGAATGCAGATGGGAGGTTCTTACGATACTAACCAAGAAATAGCAATGTATGAATGGAGAACAGGACGTCCAGAAGAGTCTAGAAAAAGATACATTGTAGGGGGACTAAAGAACAGAGTGCTATACAATAAAGCTAAGTATAAAAGATAAATTTATACTTTTTAACTATAAGTAAACCAATACCTTTGTAAATATGGCAACCAAAGAACAAAAATTGAACATTGCAGACATCACCTTCGACGATTTTATAGGGGATGGTCTCAACACTCTTGATGAACAAGAGGAAACAACTAAAGACGAACTTGAAAATGAAGAAGAACCAGAAGATGAAGATGGAGAGTCAGAAGACTCAGACTCAGAACCCTCAGGTAGAAGAAATAGAGAAGAAGACGAAGACGATGACGACGAAGAGCTCCAGTCAAAAAAGTATGCTAGACAAAACCAAGAAGATGATGAAGAGTCTGATGAAGACGATTCGGAAGAAGCTGGGTCTGTAGCAGAATCCATTGCAAAGGCACTTGGATACGATATTGAGAATGATTATGCTGATACTGAGGAAGGTCTAGTAGAATTTACTAAAGACATTGCTCAGAATATTGCAGAGGATCAGCTTAACGAACTGTTTCAACAGTTCCCACTAGTACAAAAGCATCTTGACTTTGTACTGGCTGGTGGAGATTCTGAAAAGTTCTTCCAAGCTTACAATCCAAGTATGGATTACTCTCAATATGATATCGATAGAAATGATAGTAGAACTCAGAAAGCATTTGTGTCTGAATACTTTAAGAATAAAGGACACGATGAGGAGTTCATTAAAGATATGCTCGAGGACTATGAAGACTCTGGTAAACTCTATGATAAAGCAATAGTTGCTCAAAAACAACTAGCAGCTATTCAGTCTAGAGAAAGAGAGCAAATAGTAGAGCAACAGAAACAAGAGAGAGCTCAACAAGAAAGAGCTCAAGAAGAATTTTGGGAGAACGTAGCTGCTACAATCGACCAAGGAAAAGAATTTGCTGGGATTAGAATACCAGAAAAAGAGAAAGCTAAGTTCTTTGATTATATTTCCGCACCTGTAGATAAATCAGGCAGAACACGTAGAGATATGGACTATGCTAGTTCAGAACTCGATGTTAAACTGGCTATTGACTATCTGATGTACAAAGGGATGAATCTTCAAGATATCATTACTACTAAAGCTAAGACTGAAAGTGTAAAGAGCCTGAGAGATAAAATCCAACGTAACGAAGACAGAGTCAAGAACTACGGAAAGGTAGAAAAAGGACGAGCTAAGAAATTTGATCCAGACCAACTGGATATGAAAAAGCTGTTTGAATAAACTCAAACACCATTAACTTTTAAAATTATAGAATCATGTCATTAATGCAAGTACTTAAGACGTACTATAACGACTCGCAGATGACCGACAGTAACTCGTTGGCCAATGCACTTATGGAACGTCCTGCGGAATTATCTCCGATTATTACTCACTTGGCTGGCCGTGAAGAAAAGAAATTCCCACTATCCTTCTTGACTGAAGGTGTTGGTAACACTCGTTCTATCGACCGTTTCGAGTATGAGTATCGTGTAAAAACTCACGAAATCAATGTTCGTCCTGTTGTATCAGCAGCACCTGGTGCTGTAGTTGGTGCAGGTGGAGCTCCTTTCACCCTTACCTTTCCTGATAAGTGGTTTATTTTCCCTTACACCTTGGTATCACAATCTGGTGCTCTTGCTCGTATCATGAATGAGCCAGTAGCTGATGGTAGCAATTGGAAATACACTTTGAAGATTGTTTCTCCAGATGTAGCATCTGTAAGTGTAGCTGATTGCTCACCTGGTGCTCTTTGGGGTATGTTGTATGCTAACGTGGGTATTGACTTCTCACGTGGTAATGCATCTAACTGGACTGCTCCAGGTCTTGTTCGTTCTAAGATTGGTACTGTACGTAAGTCTTACCACTTCTCTGGAAATGCTAAAGACTATGTAGCTCAGTTTGAATTGCCTTTGAAAGAAGGTTCTAAGACTAAGTTGTGGATGGATTACGAAGAGTACCGTCACATGCTTAAGTTCAAAGAAGAGTGTGAAATGTACTACTGGTATGGTCAAAAGACTCACGATGCAACTGGTACTTCTACCATGCTCGATGAGAACGGCCAACCTGTAATCTCTGGTCCTGGTTTGTTCGAACAGATCATTAACAAAGACACTTACTCTACTCTTACTCAAGCTAAACTTGAGGAGACTATCGGGGATTTGTTCTATGGTATGACTGATGCTACTGACAAACAAGTTACTCTCTATACTGGTATCGGTGGTGCTCGTGAATTTGACCGTGCACTCAAGACTTACTATGGTGGTAACCAATTCCTACAGACTACTCAGCCTTACTTCATCACTGGTTCTGGTCGTAACCTCGGTATCACCGGTTACTTCACTAGCTACCAGCACATTGATGGTCACCACATAAATGTAGTTAAGTCTCCTTTGTTCGATCATGGTCCTGTGGCTCAAGCTTCTAGAAAGCACCCAGTATCTGGTCTTCCACTCGAGTCTTACCGTATGACATTTGTTGACCAATCAACTTATGATGGTGAAAACAACCTTCAAATGGTAAACAAAAAAGGCCGTGAACTTCTCCGTTGGTGTGTAGCTGGTTCTGTGGTTCCAAAAGGATTCACTGAAACTGACACCCGCGCTAGTGATATAGACGGTGCATCTGTTCACATGCTGAAGACCGCTGGTATCTTGCTTCGTCGTTTTGATACTAGTTTGGATATGCAGTGTGTTGCATCGTAATTTGCGTTTGGTTTGCAATAAAAAGGGGGGTAACTCCCCCTTTTTAAAAACTATATAAAACCTTAGGTTATTCTTTTCCTAAGCTTAACTAATAAAAAGAACCAAAATTTATGGAAAGGAAAATTATTATTAGACGTAAAGAGGTTTTGAATCACCTTCCAAAGGAAATCAGAGCCGGAGCTAAAATTAAACTCGGATCTATGTATGTAGATCGTCTCCCACTCAAAGGAGTAGATGGAGAAGAAGAAGAGAAGTTGTTGAAAAACTTCATTGACGTACCAGCCGGTCACCAAGAATGGCCTTCAAAATCAAAAGACTTTTGGGCTAGTCTTAACCTTAAAGTACCTTTTGAAGGAGCAGAACTTGAGATCGGAACTTATGATGATGGCAATCCAATTAACACAATGGATTATATCTATTATAAGTGGTGCCTTAAGCACAGACACGTTGCACTGTCTGAAGAAGAGATGAAAATGGATCCAAACAAAAGATTTTATATCTACGATCCACAGAAAGACCTTCTTAAAAAGAATGCTAAAGTGCAGGTTAGAAAAGACGCTGACAAAGAGTTTATTAAACTTACTGGCAACGTCGAGAAGATGAAAATGTTGTTGAGAGTTCTTGTGGATGGAGATCCTGAGAGACTTTCAGACATGGAAATCGAAAATACTCTGTACGATTACAAAGGAAGTAACCCAGAGAAATTCTTGAAATACTGCATGGATGACAACCTAGAAATCCAAGCAGAGATTGAAGAAATGGTTGCAAAAGATGTTCTTCGTCGTATTGGGAATCAAGTGATTTTCCAAGACGAAACAATCGGAGAAGATATGAAAGATGCAATTGTATACTTCAAGAACAAGAAGAACTCTGGTCAAGTAAATACAATGAGAGCAAGGCTCAAAGAAGTATCTTAATAAATGACCGTAAACGAAATGCATATAGCTGTCAACCTGGGGGTGCAAAAAATTGCATCCTTCCAGGCTGACGTTCTCTTACCTCAAGAGATAGACTTTGAATTAAACATTGCTATGATGAGATTCATTAAGCAACGGTATAATGCAAGTTCTAACAGACAAGGCAAAGGGTTTGAGCAATCCCAAAAAAGAGTAGATGACTTGAGAAACTTAGTAGTTACTACTAGTTCAAGCACAGTAGCTACCGGGGGATTCCTCTTTGATGCATTAGGAGGGTATATTTATACTACAAGCACTACAAACATTTACATGGAAAGGGCAGCATTACCACTAGACTACCTTTTCCTTGTATCTGTTTCTGCTGAAGTTCATTACAATTGTAATGGCTCAATATTATCCTACTTAACTAGGAATAATATCAGCACTGATTGGGTTAAAACGAGCTTAACTCCACCGTCTCCAGGTTTTGTTCTAGCAGGACTTGCTTATTACACTGGAGCTAATTGGAATAGCCTTATAAATACCCCATATGGTGAGGAGATTTCTAGAGATACTATGGCTATAACTAGCAATTATCTTAACGGCTTCTTCCCATCTTATAATGCTAATCTTGTAGAAACTTTAAATGATACAGGTGCAGCAATTGATCCTCCAGTAGATAGCAACCATATTTACTTTGGTAATTCTAGTTTTACATTAAATGCTGATCCTAGTACAGGAGGATTCATAAGAACAACTTGGATACCTGCAGGAGAAACAATGTCCTCGGCTATTTATAGATACGAAACTATTAAGTCAACTTATGACATATATGGAAGATCGGCCCCAACTGCAGATAAGAGAATAAGTCAATGTTGGTTTGCTCAAAGTGACGACATTCCAACTGTAATGAAAGACCCATTTAACAGGACTTCTTTTGATTACATTCCTTATTCTGTAAAAGAGAATTTTATCGATGTATATTCAGATAACACTTTTGTTGTCCCTAAAATATACATTGTTTACATAAGAAAACCAAAAGCCATTTCTATTACCTCTGGGGTAGGATGTGAGCTTCCTGAGCACACTCACCAAGAGATTGTAGAGATGACTATTAAAAGCATACTGGAGGGAATTGAATCCCAAAGGTATCAATCACAATCGATGGAAAACCTCGAAAGTGAATAACTCAAATCAATGTTTAACGCCTAAATTAATAAAAAATGGCACCTCAAAACTTAAATCAGGTATTTGTCGTAAACAATCCTGATCTTATTTCTACGACAGCATTCAGCACTAACGCTGCTGCTAACGTATCTACAATGTCAGTTTGGGATGTAGATGGTTCTACAAACTTTGTTACAGCTCTTCGTACTTCTGGAGCTTGGAACAAGAGTAGAATTCAAATTGTTCAGAACATGCCTACTGGGCAGGCTATTGCTACTCCAATCATTGATACTAATCTTATCAAAAGAATTAACTATCGTGAGTGGACTTCAGTAATCCCGACTAGAGCTACTCAGACAATTGACACAGGAGCTCCAACATCTACCAAAGATGTAATGTTGAGAATTGCACTTCGTACTGCCCCAACTGCCTATGCAAACTACTACCAAGATGGTACTGCAGTAGACTTGTCTGGTGGTGGATTTGAATTCCCATTGCTCGGTAACTTCTCTGCAGGTCGTATGATCTTCAACATTGAAATTCCTGCATCTGTACACGCTGGTTCTGAAACTGCTTTGGTAACTGCTCTTTACAATGCAATTATAGGAAATAGAACTTTCAATGCATTGTTCGCTGCTACTGATAGCGGTACTTCAGGTTTGGTATTGACTGCTCGTCACTACGGAGTTGAGTTTGACGTAACTTCTCAGTACTCTGATAAGTCAGGTGCTGTTGGTACTGTAACTGCATCTAGAACTAACGCTGGTTCTAATTATGTAGAAGCTCTTTCTGCTGAGAAATCACAACGTGCTCGTTACGGTAACTTCAACCGTATGTACTTCCCATTCAACTTCCCAACTTTTGCACAGGCTGGTTACAAGTACGATGTACTCGAAATCCAGTATGAGCATGGCTGGCCTTCATCTACAGGTATTGCCCGTGCTGGTGAGTTGAATACTGTCCAAATCTTCTTCGGAGCTAGTAGCACTGCACTTTCTTATGCTGGTGCTTCTACTGGAACTGAGATTGCTACAGTATTTGGATTTACTGGTGGTACTGACCTTGAACAAATATTCTAATCTTAAATTAAGCATTAAAAAGTGGGGGAGCAATCCCCTACTTTTTATTATCTTTACAAAAACTACCCGATGGCCACAGTAATTAACTCGGTAACTATTTCCCCTGATTGTAAGAAACTAACTGTAATAGCTACTTCAGATGCAGCTACAGTTACTTTTCTGTACACTAATTTGATTACAGACAATAGTGTTACAAGTGACTCTATTGATGTAATAGACGGTACAGCTACTTGGGTGTTGAGTTACCAAACTGCTAATGAGCTGTTTAATGGAGTAATTACTATTACTGAAATAGGGGACATAACTGCTCCTACAATGTATGCTATCGGAACAGCTGAAATTTATTGTTGTGTTGCTGCTCTAGTTCAAGCTGCCATCGACTGTCACTGTCATTGTGATAGATGTGATGAAGACCTAAGAAAGGCTGAAAAGATTGACCTATTGATTAAATCAGCACAGCATTCTGCTTACTCCTCTGTTAATGTAACTGATGCTATTAACAAATACAACAAAGCAAAAGACTTCTGCACTGAAACATGTGCATGTGGTTGCTAATTAAAAGATGGCTATTTGTACAGATTGCATAGCTGCCAAAAGCTCTCAGACTGCTGCCTGTGAAGGGTTTACAGCATCTGTTGTCCTTCCAAATGGTGGGAGTTATACTGTTCCTATAACTGCACAAGCTAATCCTCTCTCTGAAGTAGGATATGATTATGTATTCACTGTAGAAAATTCAACGTATACAATCATATCCATAACTGGAACTTGGCTTATCTTAGATGGAAACGGTAGTAAAATTAATTTTTCTGATTCTGTAGGAACTAATAACGGTCTTTGCCCTCCACTAACTGGGTGGACAGACTTAACTGGAGCTTTTGTTAGTTTATTTTTAAACCAGCTTACCCCTGTAACTCCTTCTGTAGATTGTGTTACTACTAACTCTGCATTTACCGATGATGCATCAGGTTGGACACTATCTAACTTAAGTTGGAAAGTAGATTTTGGGGGAACTGTTAAGTATGATCCAAGTGCACTAGCATCTATAAGCCAAGACAACATATTGACTATCGGGGAGACATACGAGATAACTGTATCTTATTATGCCCCTGTAGTTGTAGAAGTTTGTTCTCCTTCTGGTTATGCTGATAGTTTTATTCAAATTTTTGCTGGAAATAACTCCTATCAAGAAGATTTAATAAATACGTTATCCGAACCAGGAGAGCTAAAAACCATAGTAGTAGAACTTACCTGTACGGATAACGCTACTCTTAGTGTAGAAGTACAGGATCCTAACTCCTGCTTTGCATCAGGTAATGGTGCTAACGGGGTATGCCTTGCTTACATTTGTGCTGTATTAAAGACAAATGATACAAACCCAACTGGTCCATCTCCTCTACCGTCAGTGCAATATGTAGATACTGCTGAAGTTCCTTCTAGAGTAAACGGAGTAGATTACAACACTAAGCTACTTCAATTCCAAGATTGCCTAGCAAAAAAGGGAACTACGTTTTACAACAAGGTTGTAGGAGCAGTTAAATGTGACTATAGAGAACTATCAAAACTTAAATTAATCCTAGAGCTTCTAAATCAGAAAGATCAAGATAGAGCTCTAGATTGTATTTATGATAGAGTCAGTTTCCCTACAGCTGTTTATCAAGAAATACCTTGTGACGTTACTGTATACTCTATAGAAAAAGATACTAATACATTTATTGTAGACGGAGATTACTCTCAGTTTGAAACCTTTGTAGTAGAAGTAGCAGGTGTACCTGGCTTTTCATCTAGTATTGTAGATGCATCATACGATGTACTAAACAATCAGACTACAATAGTATTGGCTGATTACTTTACTGGAGGTGTTGCAGAATCTACTTTCTGTCTTACACAAAGTAAAGAAAGTACAACTACTTATCTTGAGACCTTTATAAACTTTGCAAATAGCTTTTGCTCAGATTGCATAGTAACAGGACCAGCTCCAACTCCTACAGCTGGTACAACTCCGAGTCTAGAGGTTGCAAAAACCACCCTAGTAGGTGAAACTGGAGTACCAATAACCACTGAGTTTAATCAACAAATTACCATATAAAATGGCAACAATAACTAGTCTATCAACTTTAGCCAAAACAAGTGTAGGAGCAAACGATTATTTGCTAGTTGCAAATGGAGTTACTCCTGCTAACAATAAGTTTTTACTTCAAGATCTATTCCCAACTGTAAATACTCTTGGAACATCTAGTGAAGCTCTATTTGTTAGTACTACAAATAAAAACACACTTAACTTTAAAGGGATTAAGTCTCTTAATACCCTCCTAACTGTAGCTACTGCTAGCAACAATATTACTCTTCAAGTTAACGAAGCTAATATTAACCTGGCTAACTGTAATAATGCTACTGCTGGATTCTTGTCTACTGTTGCCCTTGCAAGTAATGTAAGTGGTGTACTCCCAATAGCTAACGGAGGTACAGGACTAAGTACACTAAGCACTAGTAGCTTCCTTTACTCTAACAGTTCAGGAGCTATGACTGCTCTCCCATTTGGAACTAACGGACAAATAGTAGTTGGAAGAACAGGTTTAGCACCAGTACTAGCTAACCTAACAGCTGGTACTAACGTGACTATTACTAACGGTTCTGGTACAATTACTATTGCAGCTTCGTTGTCTACATTTACAAGTGCAGTAAATGCTGCAGGATATAACTTTTACGGATATGGATGGCTAAGTCCAGACTCTAGCAACAGAGGTATTAAAATGGGATCTGGTGGACAGGCATTTATAGGCAGTGGTACACCAACTCCATTTTATAGTGGAGACTTAAACGTAGCTAATAGTATCTATCTTAATGGTAATATAAATCAAACTATAGGATCTATACTAACTTCTACTGCAACTCCAGGAGCACTAAATATTAGAGCAGCTAATGCTAACTCTTCTACTGTAGGAGGTAATCTTAATATTTATGCTGGTAATTCCCAAGGCTCTGCCAATGCCGGGGGAGATATTAACTACCTACCAGGTAATCACGATGGTACTGGTAAATCAGGTAACCACGTATTTTGGGGATATAATACCGCAGCCACTGCTCAAGTTATCATGACTATTGATGGGGATGACAAATATATAGGTATAAATACAACTACTCCTTCTAGTCCACTTGATGTTAAGCAAGAGAGTACTACAGCAAATGCCCCGGTGATAAGAATTCAACAACTTGATACTGATGAATCTTTCATTAACTTTGTCGGAACTAGTGGAGCAGCTAGTGCTAATTCAATCTCTAGTTCAACGGCATCAGCTGCTTCTAAGACTGGAGCAATAAGAGTTAAAATTAACGGGACAGATGCTTGGATACGAGTATATGCTACCGCAGAATAAATGCAAACTTTTTTAAAACCAAATACAAATGATCAACCAGACAGAAAAGTACGGAGTACACATCACGGCAACTAACAGAGAGTTTTTGAACATCTTTAAAACTCTCAATGAGACAAGATCAACTAAAGGAGTAGCCTATGCTAAAGCAGTAATTAAAAACTCTGAAGTTATTAAGTCTCATCTAGACCCAATTGAAGAAGAGGCTAAACCCTCAGAAGCATTTATGTTGCTGTCACTGGAAGCTCAAAAGTACATTCAAGCTGAAGACGGAGAAGGCTTGAAGAAATTTGAAGAGGAACACTCTGAAGTAATTGAGGAAAGAAAGAAGCAGATGGAGCTTGTAAATGCAAAACTTGATGAAACTGCAACTCTAGAACTTAAATTGATTGCAGAGGCTAGCCTTCCACAAGATCTCTCAGCTGAACAACTGGAGACTATAATTAAAATAGTACAATAATGAGTTTAAAAGAACTTGTAGGTATACTCACACAAAAACCGGGTTACATTAAAAGTGGCCCTAACAGAGTATCTAGCACGTTCGATGTAGAAAAACAGATAGCATTAGAGGCAATCAGAGAGGCTAAGAAACTTCTTAAAGAAGCTAGACTTGGCCTCACTGATAACTCTAACGAGAACGAGAGTATAATTACAGAGTTCGAGAGCTATTTGGTAGATAACGGAATTAACAGAGATAATGTAGCTTCTGTTAAATTCTGGCAAACGATGAAAGGAGAACAACGGTTCTCTGTAGTTACAAAGAATGATAAAGCCTCTATTGAGGATATAAAGAAAGAGATTGAAGATTTTGCTACAAACTTTAGCCCAGCTGTGGTTAAAAGGTCAGCTCCCTTTCAAGGATTAGACCCTGTAGCTTACGAGATATCTCTTCCTGATATCCATTATGGAAAGCTTACTAATCTCAGCATAGAAGCAGCTGAAGAACAGTTCATGTATACTATCCAAAACTTGGTAGATAAAGCCACAGGTTTGGATATAGAAAAGTTTATTCTTCCTATTGGGAATGACGGGATGAACTCTGAAGGTATGAGGTTGGCTACAACCAAAGGTACTCCTCAGCATGATTCAATAGGATGGAGAGAAAGCTTCCAAGGATATTGCAAGTTAATGACTACTGCAATAGACTACCTAAAAGCTAAAGCTCCAGTACAAGTAGTGGTTATATCAGGTAATCACGACTTTGAAAGAATGTTTTATGCCGGAGATTTTATCAAAGGATGGTATAGAAATGATAGAAATGTTGTTGTAGACAACAGCATGGATAGTAGAAAGTATGTAGAGTACGGAGTAAACATGATAATGTATACTCACGGGGATAAAGAAAAGCCAAGTGAAATGCCACTAATTATGGCAACTGAGCAGCCAGAAATGTTTGCTAGATGCCCAGTTAGAGAAGTTCACTGTGGTCACTTACATAAGGAAATGGTTAACGAGTACCGTGGAATTAAAGTAAGGTTTATCCCCTCCATTTGTGCTAATGATGACTGGCACAAAACTATGGGATACTCAGCTCTTAGAACAGGCCAGGCTTATATCTGGAGTAAATCTAACGGGCTAGAAGGTTATCTACAAACTATTGTAAAATGACTGAAGATGAATACGACGAAGAATTCGACCGAACAATGGACGAGTTCATCGATAAAGTAGCATCTATTGATGCTTGTTACAACAATGGTTACAAGTTGATTACAGCCAAGAAAACATTGGCTGAATTAACTGCTGACAAACTTGTGGTGTTATTTCCATTTAACCCCAGCAAGCTTGAAGATTTTTTGAATGTTGCAGACCTTATGATAAGTTATTTTGAACAAAACGAAGAATACGAAAAATGTAATGACTTGGTTAAAGCCAAGCAGGAAATGACTAATAAAATAAGTACTTAAAACATTCATAGATGACCTTAGATGAGATTGCATATAACCTTTTAAATGCCTTTCGTGGAGGTAGATCCTCTAACGATGATAACATCTCTGTTGATCAAATTAAGTTCAACATTAAGCACTATCGTGCCGTATTCATTCGTAGAGACTTTGCAAGAAATGGACTAGTAACCAGACACTTAGAACAAGACTTAAGATGTGTTCAACTTGAAAGAGTTGACCTATCTAAGTGCTGTAACATTCAAATAGACTGTCCGGCTTGGAGAAGTGTTAAACCTCTCCCTAGAACTGTCAGGTTTAACTTTGAAGAAGCCATCACTTATGTAGGGGATGTAACAGGAACTGGTCGTATCCCTATGATTAAGCCATATGAAGTAGCTTTTATATCTGCTGATAAGTACACAGGCAGAAACATGAAAGCTTACATGATTGAAGATTACTTGTATATTTTAAATAATAAAGGAGCAGATTACGTAAATGTCAGAGGTATATTCGAAAATCCGGAAGATGCTGCTAAATTTTCTGATTGTAGTGGCTTACCTTGTTATACTGATGACACCCCGTTTCCTATGCCGATGGACATGGTGCAGGCTATTACCCAAGGCATGATGGCAGGAGAGTTGAGATTACTTGCTGGTACATTCACAGATACCACTGCAGATAGAGCTCAAGATATTACTCCGGGAGCTCCTCAAACAGCACAACAAAATACAAATTATAATAACCAACCTGAATAGTTTTAAACTAAATTTGTAACTATGGCATCACCAGCATGGCAACGATCTGAAGGTAAGAACCCAAAAGGGGGCTTAAATGCTAAAGGCAGAGCTTCTTACCGTGCCGCTAACCCTGGTTCTAAGCTTGGAGCCCCACAACCTAAAGGAGGAAAAAGACGAGATTCTTTCTGTAACAGGATGTGTGGTATGAAGTCTAAGCTTACATCAAGCAAAACTGCAAACGACCCAAATTCAAGAATAAATAAAGCTCTTCGTGTCTGGAGATGTGGGAGCTGCTCAAACTGGTAAACAATGAAACAACTTGAATTTAACGATAGCATGACTCATCAATTTGAATGGATTGGATTGAATGCCGTGTGGGCAGGATGGACTTGGGCAATGATGTCCAACACAGTAACTTGGGGCCTAGGAATAATAGGAGCTATAACCCTTATTTGGTTTAACATAGAACGTGCTTTGACTGCAAGAAAGCAAAGAGCCATGTTTGATAAAAAATTACAGGATCATGAAGAAAATGCTTAAAAGAGCCGACGGCTCATACAGTCAGAGAGGACTATGGGATAACATAAGAGCTAACAAAGGCTCTGGTAAAGAACCAACTAAAGAGATGCTTAAACAAGAAAAGAAAATTAAAACCTCGTCTAAAAAAGAGACTGGAGGACCTGGTGCTAAAAGATCAGACAGAGTATCAGCTCGTGCTGATAAAAACATGGAGAAAGCTGCACGTAGTGCTGATAAATATAATGAAGCTGCTAAAAATTCCAGCTCATCTGATACTAGTAACTATGATGCTTACATGAATAAGATGGCTAACAGAACTGCTAGATTAGAAGAAAAGGCTAAAAATCTTAAGACTAAAGCAGAAAGTCTGAAAGCACAAGGAAAGAAAACCGGTGGAAAGAAGTCTAGCTGGTTGGAAGAGTCCAAAGAACTTAAGTTCGGTGGACCTTCTAAAAAATACCAAACGGCTGGGCAAATGGCTAAACCGACACCTTCACCTACGATGAGTACGAAGGATGCTATAGGCCAAGTATTTCAAGGAAAAATGACTGCTGCTCAAGGACAGGCTGCTATTGGGTATAAACAAAAGCCTGATTTAAATCCGCAGCAACAAGAAGAATTCTTATCTAAACTTAAAACTTACGGTAAGAAGACTAGTGGTAAGAAAAGAATGGGTGGTAAAAACTGTTAATACTTAAACAAAATGGTACCAATGTATAAAAAGGGTGGTAAAAAGAAGAAAGAGTCTTGGATGGAAGAGTCCAAAGAAGTTCACTTCGGAAACAAACCATCAAAGATGAAATCTGGTGGTCTTTATTCTCCTGCTGAAAAAGCTGAGAATATTGCCAAAGTAAAGAAGATGAATAGCATGCAGAATCCTGAGCATCAGACTAAAGTTAATAAAAAAACTGGAGGTCCTGATGATCCAGCTCCTGCACAAACAACAGCTACTCAAGATTCTGGAACCAGTGATTTTTACAAATTGGCTAACAAAGCTGCTTCTTCTAGTCCTCGTGGTGCTAGAATGGCTGTAAGAAATGCTAGAAAACTAGAAGTTGCTAAAGCAACTGGCACAAGAGCTGGAGGTAAACTTGGAGAAAGTTTGACTGGTGCAGGTGCAGCTTTGTCTGGAGCAGCACAAGTAATTAGTGCAGCTAAAGGTCCAGGTAAATCAGATGAGCAACGTACTGGTGGAAAACGTAAAACTGGTGGTAAATCTATGGAACCAGGTGGTGGTGGAAGATTTGCTGCTATGGTTAGCAAACTTAAAGGCCAAGGTAAATCAGAAGATTCTGCTAAAGCTATTGCTGCTTCTATCGGAAGAAATAAGTACGGCAAGTCTCGTTTTCAAGAGATGGCTGCTAAAGGTAAAAAAGGTATGGGGGGTATGTCTGATTCTACTAGTGCTAATGATGCTGGTATGGAAATGATGGAATCAACCGAATCAATGAGTGCTCTTGATGCTATGAAGAAGAAAAAGAAAAAAGGCACATCAGGAAGTCACCACACTGGACCAAATGCCAGTCGTGCTAAGAAAGCAGGAGCTAGAGCTGCCGCAGGTAAGAGCAAGTGTGCTAGAGGAGAAGTATGCTTTGATTAATACCTATGCAAACCAAATCACATACAATTAGAGCTATATTTAAAGATTACGACGAAAACACCGAAGACAAAGTAGACTATAGAGTATTTTCTGACATATGTTCTGAGTTCAATATTGCAATATTCAACGAGTTACTAAATGGATACGAATTCAATTTGCAAAATAACCTAGGTACAGTATCAGTTAGAAGAGTAGAAAGAGACCCAAGAATACCACAAATTAACTGGGGAGAAACTACTAAGTACAAAAAAGAGTTACTTGACAAGGGTGTTGATCTTTATGATAGCAATACGGGGAAAGGAGAAAAGTGGCATATTTACTATACAGATAAGTTCTATTGTAAATTCCACTGGACTAAAAGCCGTGCTAAGATTAAAAATAAAACCGCATACAGGTTTGACGCTACTAGAGGTGTAAAGGGCAATAAGGAAAAACTTACTGCCCTTTTACACACTGATGACCTAGCCTATTTACGGTTTAAGAAATACGTACCTGGGTTTCATAAACAATAAAAGATGCTGTACAAACTAATATCAAGTAAAGTAATTATCAGAAAAGTTATGAGGGATTTAAAACCTCCCGGAGATAACTGGATTGATGATGCAGTAGAGTGGATGGGAGAAGCACTTGAGCATATTGGCTCTGCTCCTCAGCTAAGCCAGAAAGGGTGTGTTCTTCCTATCAAGAACTTTAGAGCTTTACTTCCTATGGATTTGTACTATGTGCAACAAGTAGCAGTTAACAACTCTGTTAACCCTTCTATTGCTGCAGAACTAGATGCTTTGTTCGAAGAAGTTAAAACTTTGAATGCTCAGATTGTTTCTGACCCTAACGATAAAATTGGATTTAACAATCAACTTAGAGAGTTAAATGCTAGAATAGTTGTTCTAGAGAATCTGTACTTAAATACAGGTCAACCACTAACTCCATTGCAATACGGAACTACTACATTCCCTAACAGCTTAGATTGTGAGGATTGTAGAAACCTATATGGAATTGTAAAACCTAACTACATTATTGACGGGGATTATATAAAGACTTCATTCCAAGATGGAGCTGTGTGTCTTAGCTACACTGCATTTCCAATTGATGACGACTGTTACCCAATGATACCAGAAGATATAAGCTTTAAAGAAGCTTTGTTTTGGTATGTATATAAGCAAATGTTGCTTGGAGGATATACCCCATCTATGAATGGTATAGGGTATGACTTTGCTGATGCTAAATGGAAGTTCTACTGCTCACAAGCTAGAAACCAATCTAACTTCCCAAGTATCGACAAGTACGAATCATTCATGAACCAGTGGGTTCGTCTTGTTCCTAACTTGAACAGACATGCTAACTTCTTTGAGAACCTTGGTTCTAGAGAAACACTTGACAGAGGAAGATATACTAACTACGGAATTCTATAATTATGGCAGATACATTTAAGCCTTTAAAGGGTATGATTAAGGATACTGGTCGAATGGACCAGGTGGATGGCAGCTATAGAGATGCCCTTAATCTTATTGTTGACGACTTACAGCTTAATGTTGCAAATGAATATGGAAACCAATTTGTAGGAAATCTGTCAGCTACAATCCCATCAGGAAATGCATTTATTACTGTAAACTTCGATATTGTAGGGCAAATAGCTTTATTGGATGACAACTTCATAGTATTTGGAGCTACTGAGTTTACAACTACTAATGGACTTGTAGTAACAGTATCTGCTATTTATAAAGTAAATGTAGCAAATAGAGTTTCAACACTTCTATATTACACTACTAGTAGATCTAGAGAAGGACACTTAAACTTTGATGTAAATCACCCAATAACAGCAGAGTTAAGAGAGTCCCCAGTTCAAGAAGAGATTATATACTTTACTGATAATAAGTATACTGCAGTAACAGATCCAACCACTGGGATTGAGTACGTATCAGAATACAATCCTCCACGAGTATTTAATGTAACTAAACAAGAGGAATCTATATTAGTAACTGGAGACTCAGCAAACCTATACGGGAATAGTAGTAGAGTAGAGTTTCTTAACTTGTTTATGGATAGTGGTAGTATCCCAGAGTTTGCAGGTGTAAAGATTCTTAAAGGTGGTGGAGTTATTACAGGTGCATATTACCTAGGTATAGGGTATGCAGATGACAATAGAACTGAAACGAATGTTCTAACTGTTTCTAATCCTGTATATATAGTGCCAGCTAACGATGATAGTTTCCCTAGAGAAATGATTACTGGAGCTCCTAATGGAACTCAAACTAGTAAATCAATTCAATGGCAATTACAAGGACTTAACCAAGAATACAGATTCCTAGTTCCATATATAGTTCAATACAGTGGTAATGCAAGGTTTGTATTCAAACTAGAGTATGTAAATATAACTGGTCCTACTGCTAACATAGTATACAGTGGACTTGAGAAAGTAGCATCTTCTGCAATTGAAGAGGCAGTAATTGATAAGGTTAGATACCTAACTGCTAAGTCAATTACCCAACTAGATAATAAACTATATGCTGCTAATCTTACTAGTAGACCTGATCTAGGTTTTCAGAGATTTGCCAACAACATTAAAGTTGAGCCTGTAGTAGAGTTAGTTACTTCTTTTGACCCCAGACGATATGATGTCTACACTCTTAATGAAGGGTATGCACAATTAGTATATCCTGATCCCCCTACACTAGCTAGTGAGTTTCAGATTACTTCAACTGTAAGTCTCTCTGGTGGAACTACCTGGGGACCTATGGGGGATATAACTAGTGGAGTTAGACATACACAGTTTAAAGGAGTAGATGGTGTTTCAGAAGCATATGTAACTAGCATCATAATCCCAATACAGCAAAATAAATCTGCAGGATATAGAGACCCAAGTAATCTATTCTCTAAAAAAGGGTATAGAAGAGGAGAGGTGTATTCATTCTACATCTCATTTGTATTAAAAGATGGGAGTGAAAGTTTTGCTTATCACATTCCTGGAAGAAATCAACTAGAAGCATTTGAGGATGACTGGACTGCACTTGAAACAGGAGTAGGATCTACACTTGGAGCTCTAGGTCTCCCTATAAAAACTAGAGAGATAAAGCAGTATGATAACCTAAGTAGAGTGTATCAATACTTTGATACTAGCTACATGGGTAATATTCCGCTATTCTCCAACATGGGATATTGGAAGAATCTAAATGAATTTTACCCTGATACTAAAGACTTTGAAGTATGGGGAGTTAACTCATCTGGAGAAGGCATATATGCATCTACATTGGCTAATAGCAATGTTAGACACCATAAGATGCCGTCTAACCACAATGTTAATTTTAGCCACGTTGTAAGAGATACATACTTTGGCTCTATTCCGTTGGATGATCCAGGATACTTATCTAATGCAGATGGGTATAGAACATTTAATGACCAAGTAAGAATACTTGGAGTTAAGCTTCAAAACCTTAAGATCCCTAAATTCATACTAAATCAAGTACAAGGGTACAAGGTTTACTATGCTAAAAGGACTCAAGGTAATAAGACTATTATTGGTCAAAGTGGAGCTCATCCAGGTACTCCTTACTTAGCATCTAATGTTTTAAATAATGCAAATAATGCAGGTACTGGCCCATTCTTCAACATATGGTCTCTAGATGGAGATCTTAAATACGGAGGTCTTGCAATATCAGATAGCCTGTGGGTTCAAGATATATTTACACTACGTGACAATAGTCCGGAGAGTGTTAAAAGAATACAACTTACTAGAAATGCTCCACTTAACTATATAGGTAACCCTGTATTTAAGTTCCATGACTTTACTCTTTTAAGAAAGAAGTATACTCTTGCTACAGCTACTCACGTAGATGTGCAGTATGTAGTTTTAATGGAAAGCTGGAGAGGTGGTTACAAAGGATCTTTAAAGAGTACAGATACTGTAGCATTCTCAGGAGATGACCTTGCTAACGAATATTACAGAACATTTAGATCTGGAGTTGGGGACGATGCTTATGCATGGGTGCATGAGGATCTAGGTAATATGTTTGACTTTTCAAGAACTGCTGATTCCCCATACTTTGATAACCAAGGTCCTAAGATATTGTGGGGCAACGTCTACATAGCAAGTAGATATGCAACTCCAGGAACTCTTAATGATTCAACTGGTAATAAAGTTGACATAGGAATACTATGGAATGATAAAACAGCATCCGATGTAGAAAGATGGCTTGGAGATATAAATCAGTTTCCAAACCTAGTAACTAGCCAAGCTGCTTTGCTATCTAACACTCAGACAGTGTTCATGATAGAACCTGAAGGAGCTACCTATGTTAATGGGCTGAGCATACTTAAGTCAACTACTGCTAATGGATTTAAAGGAGCTACTTATATCCACAATTCTTTTGGGGAAAGCTCTATTGCCATAAGCCTAGCATCAGGACTGCCAATGCTTGGTGGATATAGAACTAATGACTGGAGTTATGTAGGATTAAGTAACTTGATATGGGGTCTTAAAATATATTTTACAGGACTTGGTACTTCATATTATGATCCAAGTTTATACCCAGATACAGCTTCCCAATTGGTAGGAGGTCATGATATTAATTACCCAAGACACTTTATTTATGATCCTACGACATCCACGATAAATAATGATAAACTTTGGTACTTAACAGAAGGCATCTTTACAAAGATGATGATGAAGGGACATAGTAGTTTAAGACAGCCTTATGCTCTTACTACCAACCCTGCAAGCTCAAACTCTCCAGATGCAACACCAACAGAGGTATTTCCTGTAGGAAACGAGCCTAAAGCTAGACCTAATACTTATCTGGTGAACGTATGCTCTAATAAGACTGATGTATTTGAACCATTTGATAAGCAGCAATTAGTTTGGACTGGTTACTACAAAAGCCTTCTAAGTGTGGATATTAAAACTGGGGTAGACTCAGACGGAAACTACTATTACGGAGATAGCTCTTTGCAATCAGTGTCTGGAGATGTATACGGTGGAGATACTTATATATGTAAATACAGTTATAGAACTACATCTAACCTCTATGGTCTAGCTAGATTTAATAGAGGAGTAAATAAGTTCAATGTATTTGATCAACAAGTTGCAGGATTAAAACAACCTACCGCATACATATGGGGTGATATTCCTTTGGATAATAACTCAGGTAAGACACCTTCTTACTTAACAAATATATTTGGTACTACTGCAGACTACAATGTATTGTGGTGGGGAGGAGCTGATGATAACTCAGGTACAGACCCTATTGAAGGAGCAGGAAATGAGTTTGGTGGAGCTAGAAGGTCTGCCACATCATTAGGTGCAAACTGGACTACTAGAGGAGATGAAGTCTTTACTACGGTATACCAATACATGGTGGAAACTGATGACAACATCAACTACCGACATGCTGGAGATCCGGAGAAAGGAGTAAGTGAATTGAACAGTATGTTCTTTGATAAGTACGTAGCTGCTGACGTATTGTACAGAAGTCCACTTGGGGATTTAACTAAGATGGATAACTTACTCTACGAAGATCACTACTCTGCTCTTCAAGATATCAGAGTGGGAATCCCGTTCCCTAAAGAGAACAATGTTACTCTTGCTTTCCCTAACAGGGTTATCAGATCTTCTGTACAAGATGGTAACTTCAATGATACCTACAGATATTTCTTAGGTTTACAGTATAAAGACTTTGCAGTTAACAAAGGACAGATTACAAATATCTTTAACCTAAAAGCTCTTCTCTACATACATACAGAAAAGAGTTTATTTAGAACTAAAGGTAAACAGAACCTTGAACTTGCAGATGCTACTCAAGCTTACATTGGATCTGGAGACTTGTTTGCTCAAGAGCCAGATGAATTCATCCAAAGTATAGAAGGCTACAACGGCCTTTACAACAAGATGGGTTCACTGGTTACCAAAGACGGGTATATTTTCGTAGCACGTAAATCAAGAAAAATCTTCTTGGTTAAAGACGAGGTTACAGACCTTACTCTTTTGGGGATAAATGCTTGGGCTAGAGAGCACATCCCATTCGAACTAGAAGCTTTTGGATGGGATCCGGATTACACAAATACCCCGACAGATGCTCCAACTGGAGACTTTGGGTTCTTAGTTAGCTACGACCCACTATTCAAACGTACTCTTATTACAAAGAGAGAGCTTGTCCCAACTCAATTGTTTTTAGATGAATACAATAGTGGGCAGATAACTTACTCTAGAGTAAATGGTAGATTTGAACTTTACAGATCAATACTTCCAATAGAGGAAGGTGCTTACTTTAAAAGAGGTGGATGGACAATATCGTTCTCCAACACTATGTCTGTATGGGCCAGTAGACACTCTTATGTACCATCGTTGTATGGGTTTAACTCTAAGTTCATGTACACCTTTAATACTGTATCAGGATTTGCAGGGATGTACGAACACAGTGACCTTACTAACCCTGGTAACTTCTATGGTACAGTCTATAACTTTGAAATAGACTGCATATTCACAGCCCCAGTAAATGCAGTATTCTCAGGATTTAAGTTTACAACTGACGTGTTTACTAAAGGCAATGTTGCCTTACCTGTAGAGCATCAGTTTGATCCTGGATTTACAAGCTTCTATACATACAACACTACTCAGATATCTGGGGAGACAGCCTTCGTATACCTCAGTAACATTAGAAAAACAGATAACAACTGGAATGTAAATGCATTTAGAGATCTGTCTAATGTTGTAGTTAATACTGGATTAGCTGTAGGACAAATTAACGTACAAGGAGTTCCTTACAATGGTACTTATACAGCTACACAAACAGAATCTATGTTCCTTTCTGAAGGAATTATAAACTCAAACTACATAAACTATAACAAACCTTGGTACGAGCAAAGAAAGTTCGTAGATAAATTTTTAGGAATTCGTTTAATAGCTAACAACTTATCAAAAAATTTGATAAATTTGTATACTGTGACCGCTGCTCTAAGAGTATCACCGAGATAACCTTTAACTAAATGGCTAAGAAATCCATATCTAAATCTAAACCAGCAACTAAACAACTGGTTAAAAAGTATCAATTTGCTGGAGCCAACTCTTCGACATACCAACAAGGAGTTAACCCATATTATATCAGTGGTACATTTGCTGAACAAGCTGGACAAGAAGCTGACAGATACTACAATGATGTAACAAGGTTTGGTGACTATGCATCTAGCCAAGCTATAAAAGCAGAGGTGGCTAAGAAGAACAGAGAGGCTCAGGAAAAACAAGTTATACAGGAAACTAAAGCTGCTAATAAAGCAGAGACTCAGCAGATTGCTACAGAGGCTTTGTCATCTGGATCTGATTTAGCTAAAACCTATCTTAAACAAAAAGCTGCTCAGAAAGCTGCTGAACAAGCTGCTGCTAGTGCAATAGGCAATACTGCACTTCAAACTGGAAGTAATGTCGCTGGAACATTGGCACCTTTAGCAGCATCTGCAGCTCCAAGTGCTGCTTCTGTAGGTTTAAACACTCTTCCAACTATGCCAGCAATGTATGCTCCCGTAGCTAGTTCTGCTACTACAGCTGGAACTCTCCTTCCAGGAGCAGTAGAAGTTGGTAGTCAAGTAGGTCAAGCAGCATCAGCCGGGGCAGGTGCAGGTGCTTCAGCTGGAGCTTCTACAGCCGGAACGGCAGCCGGAGCAGGAGCTAATGCCGCTGGAACGGCAACTAGTATTGGAACTGGTCTAGCAACTGCAGGTATTGGCCTTGGTTTAAATATTGGTGGAAGACTTATTGAAAAGAGTGGGGATGATGGTGATTACAGAACTTTTACTAAAAAAGAAAAGAATAGAAATCTAATAGGATCAGCAATGAAATCTGCTGGTACCGGAGTTGGACTAGGAGCTAGTGCCGGAACTTTAATTGGAGGTCCAATAGGAACAGTTGGAGGTGCAGTTATCGGAGGATTGATAGGTGCTGGAACTGGATTAGTAAAGGGTATAAAAGAAAACAAAGAATCCAAAGAGATAGTTGGAGAGTATACAAAAGAACAAGCTGAATTAGCAGAAGCTGAAAGAAAAAGAGTTGCTGAAATTAACAAGCAAGGTAATCTTTTAGCTCAGAGATATAATACAGCTTTTGTTAACTCAAGACTTAGTGGAATGCAAACTGGTTTTGGGTATAACACCTCAACCAATATGAACATGCAGCCTACTAGTTCTTTCTATGGAAAGACTGGTGGTAAACTTCCAGGTGGGAAAATGGTTCCTATCGGAGATGATGCAATTAAGTTTGTAGGAAGAAAGCACTATGAAGGTGGAATTAAACTTGATCCACAAACTGAGGTAGAAGGTGGAGAGACTATGGATCAGGTAATGATGAATGGTGGTAAACCTAATGATTACTTCTTCTCAGCTTACCTTAAACTAGGTGGTAAGTCTTTTGCTAAAAGGCATGAAGATCTTATTAAACAAGGAGCTGGCCAAAAAGAAATTCAAGATCTAGCTAAGAAACAAGAAGCTGTAGCTAATAAAAGAGGGGAGAAGGATAGAAGCCCTAATCAGATAGCAGCTTATGGAGGAATTCATAAGTACAGACTGGCTGGACCAGACCAATTAGCTATGGCTCAATCTGAAATGGACGCAGATTATGTAACACTTAGAGATGTTAACCAAGTTAATGCTATGGCTCCATCTGATCAACAGTCAGCTGCTCCTGGCAAACTTACTACTAATAGTGGTATGGTTAAGAAATACCAAACTGCAGGATTTCCAGAAAGAACAAGACCTATTAAAGATGGTGAGTATGGTACAAGTACTTCTATGAAAGGAGTTCCTGGTGGTCAGCATGAAGGTGATAAATTCTATGGAAATGTTACTGAGGCACAATATACAGATATGAAAGCTGCTAATCCTTGGTATGACTTTTCAAAATTTAATCCATCTAATAAAGATCAAGTTCTGAACTTCCAACAAGAATATAACAAACGAGTTAGAACTGGAGAAAAACTTAAAGAGGATGGTAAGTTTGGTGAACAAACTGCTACATCTAGACTGTATGTAGAAGATTTTGAGCCTATAAAAAGTAAAGGAGTAACTGACAGTATACCAGACCCAGAAATTGAGAAAAAAGATACAGGCCTACCAAAACCAGAAGAACCAAAAAAAGGAGAGGGAAATAAAATAATAGCAGACGTTAAAAAAGGAGTTAACGGCTCACTACTTGCAGGACTTGGTCAATTGATTCCAGTAGGATATGCACTTGCTCGTCCTTATAAAGCTGAGGGTAATCTCCCACGAATGGTAGGAGGAGGAAATGTAGGAGCAGGAAGTGTTAGAGGAGCAATACTCCCAAGAGTAAACATGAATGCTGAAAGAGCTGCAGCCTCTAATAATACTGTAGCAATGAGAAATGCTATCCAAAATACCAATGCTGGTCCTGGAGGAATAGCTGCTATGATGGCTGCCAATGCAGCACAGAATAATCAGAACCTATCAATTGCTAACCAAGAGCAAGAAGCTAATAAGCAACTAGCTGCAGAAGAAGCAAGACTAGGTCAACAAGCTTCTCAGTTTAATGCTGAGACAGCTCAGAGAGCTAACATGGCTAATGTTCAAAATAGACTAGCAGTTAACCAATCAAATCTTGAGGCTGGTATTCAAGAAAGAAAAATGCAGATTGATGAAAAGAGATACAAGAGGGAAGAAATTCTTGGAGCTCTTGATACTGCTGCTTCTCGTATTGCTGGTATTGTAAAAGATGAAAAATCTTACAAAGCTCAAGAGAGACTTGCTAAAGCTATAGATAACACTGGTTCTTACGATCGTTTTACAATCTACGAACAAGTTCAGAAAGAAGCTAAAAAGAAAGACTCTCCTTACTATGGTAAGACAGATGCAGAACTTAGAAAAATTGCATCTGATACTTATAATGAGGTATTAGGAAAACTAGGTCTAGAAGGAGAAGACAAGAAAAAGATGGGAGGAATCAGAGGAAGCAGAAGATACACTAGCCGTCTTGGAGATTTGAACAGAGGAAGAAATAAAAGAAATTTTAATATATAAAAGCTATGCCGTATAAGTTTGGTGAATATGTAAGTACTTATGTGGACCCACAGTCTGTAGCTATATCAGAGACTCTTCGTAATAGATTTATGGAGAACTTCAAAGCTAATGACCAGTTATCTATGGCTGTAGAAGGGATGAAAGCTGCCCTTCCATTTGAGAATGATTTAGCTAGGAAGAAAGAACTAGAGACTCAGATTAATGAGAAGCTAGACCTTTTATCTAACAGAGGAGATTACGAAAACCTAGGCTTTGCTGTTCATAAGGCAACCAAGGATTTCTCTACTAGCTATGCTCCTATCAAAGAGAACTACGAAAGATATCAAGGAGCTCTTAAAGAGATAGATGAGCAATTTAAGAAAGGAGATATCAATGCTGAGGATTACAACATGGCTACCTCTTACATTACTAAAGGGTATAAAGGGTTTGAAGTAGATCCTACTACTGGTAAAGCAAAAGAAGGGACCATGTTCTCAGCTCCTACTATCTACAAAGATCCTAAGTTGATGGATAAGATGAAGGAGAGACTAGAGATCCTTTATGAAAAAACTAGTGGAGGTAAAACCGGAAAGGCTGGATTAGATGCTAACGGTGTTTGGAAAGTAACATCCGGGGAAAAAATTGTACAAATACCAGAAGAAGACGTAATGGATGTCTATAATTCTGTTATTCAAGAGCCAGATGTTAGAATGTATCTAGACCAAAGAGCAGACATGAAGTTGTATATGGCTGATAGAAGTGGTAACACTGGAGCTTACTTGGATGCTAAACTTAAGAATAATCAATCTGCTATTGATCAGATTAACCAGGCTATAGCTACTGGAAAGTATTCAGCTGCAGATAAAAAGGTTCTTGGAAATAAAATAACTGCACTAGCTGAAGAAAACAAAAAGATTCAAACAGCTAAGTCTGATCCTAATTTAGCTAGTACATATCTTAAAGAGCAGTTTAAGAATGAACTGCTTGATCCAGTTAAGGAATATGCTTTGAAGAAAGCTGGAGTTAGAGAGCATACTACTGAGTATAGTTATGAGAATAACTATGCAGTACAGCTCGATGCTATGAAAAGACAAGCAGATGCACGAGCTGCTATGGGAGTACCCCTTTATGAGCAAGGAGATGTAACTGCAGCAGACGATATATCAGGGGCAACTCCTACAAGTAAACGAGATTACTTAACAGGTATAAATCAGCAAATTACAAATCTAGAAGCAGAAATCGCAGCAGGTGGCATGTCAGATCAGATGTTAAATACAAAAAAGGCTGCTTTAGCTAGTAATATTAATGAAAGGTCCAGGGTTGAAGGGCAGTTAAAAGCTGCTACTGATAAGGCTATTAATATGGCAACTTTAGAAAAACAAGATCCTACGTTAGTAAATGCTGTTAAAAAAGCTAATCCTAATGCATCGGCAGGTGAGATCTATAATATTATTGTAAGTAAACCCGAAGCTTTAAAAACAGCTTTTGATAACGAATATGGGCAAGGGGCCTATGATAATCATATTAGAAAATGGTATAGATTCGAAAGCCAAAATAGATTAAAACAAGAGCAGGGAAAAGCAGTCGGATTGTATACACCAGCTTCAATTTTTAAAGAAAAATTTGACGAGCAGATAAAAAATGTCATACCAGAAATAAAAGCCTCTTTTCTATTTAATGCAGGTACAATCGATGTTGGAGATCCAGAAAAAAGTTTAGCTCTTACTAAAGCAAAAAATGAATACTTTAATGGTAAGATGCCATTCGAAAATCAAATCTTTACAGTTAATGGAGAGCAAAAAACTGGAGCAGAGTTAGCAGCAGAAGGATATGTAATGAAAGGTGCTTACCCTAATCTCCAAACAAATTTGTATCAGATACACTTAGAGAAAGGAGGAGATAAACCAGGCTCCATTACAGCTATTTACGATGGAAGACAGATAACTTCTAAAGAACTTAGAAATGCAATGTCGGACCCTGAAGTTAGATTAGCATCTTTAATACAGCAACATAATACTAGAATAGCTGGATCTGTTGGTACTATTGAAACAATAAAATTAGCTGGAGATCCTATATATGTTAATGTTATTTCTAGAGGAGATGGAGATCCATACATTACCTTTACCGATCCAGAGACAGGAGAGGATGCACTTAATGGAGGAACTCCAATTAAGTATACACAAGATGATCAGGTGATAAAAAATGCTATTGCCAAAGGTTGGCTTAACTTTTAAATAGATGACTGAAGATCCATTTGAAAATTACATTGCTAAGAAGTCAGGGCTTCCAGTAAAAGACATTAAAGAGAAGTCTAATGATCCGTTTGCAACTTACATGTACAAGAAGACAGGAGATGCAAACGTATTTGCCCCAACTCAGAATACTCCAAGAACTGGATTTTCTGGGCTTGACTTAAATGCAGCTACAATAAGTTTAACAAATACTTATACGGACCCACTAGAAGATTACACTAGCTACGGGGTTCCACGAAATGCATTTGCAGATTGGAATGAAACTCGTGCTCAAAACCAGGGTACTGTAGAAAAATGGGCAAATGGATTAACTAAAGCTGGAATTACAGCATTAGGAGCTGTTGCAGAAAATACTGTTGGTGTAGCTGGAGGATTACTCAACTTAGCATTTGGAGAAAACCACAGTTACTATGATAATCCGGTAGGTAGATCTATTGATGAGATAAACAAGTGGGCTCAAGAGGCTATGCCTAACTATTACACTCAGAGAGAGCAAGATATGGGAGTTCTAGAAGGAATGACCACTGCTAATTTCTGGGCTGATAAGTTTGCTAATGGTGCTGGTTATACATTAGGCTCTCTTGCAACTGCCTGGTTAGGTGTTGGGGAAGGAGCTATGATAGCTAAGTTAGGTAATTTAGGACGAATGTCTAAGATTGCTAAAGCTACTGATAAGGCAATGGATATTGGGGCAGATGCTGCTAAGTTTGGAAGTAAACAATTACAGATTTACAATGCAGCTAAAGTTGCTAGTGCTCCTTACACTAATAATATTGCTAAGGGAATAGATCAAGGATTAGCTAAAATGGCCAGACAAGCTGGTATAAAAACAGCTGCTAAAAATACTAGTGTTGCATTACACATGTCTCTTGCTGAAGCATCAGTAGAAGCTAGAGAAGCTAAGAATGGTTTCATTGAAGAACAAACTGCTAAATGGGAGGAGGCTAATCCTGGTCAGGAGATGCCTGATGATGTAAGAAAAGGAATAGAAGAATCTGGAGCTGCAGCTGGTAACTTAACTTTTGGAGTTAACCTTCCACTTCTTGCTGGTACAAATGCAATAAGCTTTGCTAAGATGTTTAAAGGGATTAAGCCAGTAGCTGAATCTCAAATGTATGATATCAAGAAAGTAGCAGGTAAATGGGTAGAAGATATTCCAGAGAAAGGAATGGCTAAAGCATTTGCTAAGTCTAATAGAATATTCGGTGCCCCTATAAAAAATTCATTATCTGAAGGTTTTCAAGAAGCTGGACAGTTTGTAACAGCTGAAACTTCTAAAGATTACTACTCAGATAAGTTTGCTGATGGAACTGGAGATATGGTAGAAGCCTTTACTAACGGCTTATCTAAATCTATCGGGACTAAAGAAGGACTTGAAAGTATCCTTATTGGAGCTTTAGTCGGTGGTGGTACAGGTACTATCTCTAGACTTGGTGGAGCTGATAGTAAGTTTGCTAAACAGAAAGATGCAAATACTAAGAAGGCTCTTGATATAATGAACTCTGAAGCATTCGGTAAAGTCTTAGAAAACATGGAGCAATCCGATAGGAATATTGCTTTAGCAAAAGAGATGACCGAAGCTAACAATGCTGGCAACTTTAAAGATGCTGAGATTGCTCGTAGAAAGATTATTTCTAGTGTAGCTAACCAATACAGAAAGGTTGGAGCTCTTGACTATGCAATGGAGATGATGGACGATCTTAAGCAACTAGATGAAACTGAGTTTAAGAAGAGATGGGGCTACGAAGCTAACAGGACTCTTAAAGAGCAAACTGGTATGGAGCAAGGAGAGCTTATCGATGACGTTAAGTCAAAGATGGAGAGAAGTGTTAAGAGACAAGAGCAAGTTCAAGATATACTAAGAGCACATAACCCATCAATGGGAATGTTCGGTAGAATACTAGATTCATTTGAGAGTGAAGAGTTAAAGAAATCAAAAGCTCTAGAAACTTCAATCAAAACTATGTATGCTAATGTTCTGCTTAATAGACTAGAACATGTGGATACACACGATGATTTGATTAAGCAAACTTACCAAGAGCTTCGTGATCTAGCCCCTGCATTATCTGCAATACCAGAGGAAGACTTTGAGTACATAGTTAAAACTGGTAATGTAAAGGTTGATGATAAAGGGGAGATATCTATTACAAGTGGGGTAACTACTACTCCGAATGCCAAGCTTTATGAGAAACTTAATGAGATATTTAAAGCTAAAAGTGTTTTAAACCCAGAAGACGGAAGACAGTTTCAGAAAAAAATTCAAGAACTAGGTCAGTTAATTGGGGATAGACAAAGTGCTGTTCAAAGTTACCAAGCTCTAAGAGACAAGCCAGAGGATATTGCTCTCCTTGTAGAAGCTGAAGTAGCTAAAAGAAAGCAAGATGATAAGTACAAAAATAAACAACAGGCTCAAGCAGCTGTTGCCAACTCTGAATCTGTAGAAGAGCTTAACAACTCATTCCCTAAGAATGCAGATCCTGAGGATATTGCTGCAGCTATAGTTAAGAGAGAAGAGCTTATTGCTAAAGAAGATGCAGTTATAGCAGGATACAGAAATATGAGCAAAGAAGATTTCGATGCCATTGATCCTGAGAAGCTATCTCCAATTGAAGAATCTGCTTACAAAAGATATAAGAAAAGGCTAGATGAACTAGAAGCTGAAAAAAACTTCCAGAAAAATATTGGGTTTGAAGCTCCGGATGCAGCTACTACTGCAGCAACCACTGCTTCATACGAAGAAGTTCTTAGTGATATAGAAGCTAGAACATTTGGGGAGATAATGGTTAGTTCTGACGGTAGTAGCTTTACTATCGATGGAAGAACCTATTCAAACCTAGAAGTCGACCCAGTTGATGCTTTAATTAGAGATGAGCTAGGAACTATTGTAGGAGTTAAAGTAACTGATATGGCTACAGGTAATGTAGTCACTTGGAAGTCAGTAGATATAGCAGACTCTGCTAATCCAGAAGTTACTGAAAGAGAAAATGCAATTGCAGAAGGTCTTGCTTATATGACTCTGTTGCAAGCTGCATCTATAAGAGCTGACCAGTCTATTCCATTGGCTGAAGCTAAAGAGCAACTTGAACCAAGGATTCAAGCTATAAAAGAAGATGCAGCAGTAAGAGAAAAGTTTGAAGAGAATAACGAATCTACAGAGACGGAGAGAGAGCTTGCTAAAAACAATCTTAGCAAGACTGCAGGTCTAACTGATGATCAGCTCCGTGCTCAGATTGAAACTCTTAAATCTGATTTAGAAGAAGTTAATCAGATTATAACTATAGAAGAACAGATAGCTAAGGAAGCTGGATTTACTAAAAAAGAGTTTGACCAGGATCCTCAAACCAAAGAATTAAGAGCTATTAAAAAGAGAATTACTCAACTACTTAATAGTAAGATTAAGACTCTTCGTGAAAGAAAGCAGGCTAAGAGACAAGATGCTCTAGGCACTACTGAGACTACAGCTGAAGTAGAAAATGTTTTATCCCCATCTGAAGAAGACTTAATTAAAGTTGGCCTTGAAGAAGAAATTAAAAAGTTTGAAGATGAACTTGTACCACTTGATAAAGCTGCCAAAGGATACCAGGATATCATAGACGGTAAATACGGAGAAGGGCAAGATGTAGCAGCTGCTACAGTATCTTTGAAAGAGGTTAATAAAAAGATTGGAGTTATTAAGTCTAAGATTACCAAACGTACAAACAAAATAAATAGCATCAATGAAGCAAGAGAACTTGAGAAATTACGTCAAGACCGTGACGCTGCCGAAGGAGCTGGTATCTCTTCTGAAGGGCAAGAGCCTGAAGGAAAGGATATCACTCCTAGAGAAGGAACTTCGACGCAAGGGTTGGATGGCATCTTAACTGAGGAGCAAGCCAAGCAACTTAGACAGCAAAGAGAAGAAGCTGAGAAGCTTCGTAAACTAGAAGAGGAGAAAAAGAAAGCTCAAGCTACCACACAACCTGTAGTAGCTGCACAACCTATTACTGTGACTACAGCTGGTCAACTAGATGTTAGACTTGCTAAAGGAGAGAAAACTCGTATGGAGGGTAAGGTTCTGGTGTCAGAAGAAGGAGCCTCTATACCTAGTAATAACAGAAGTCAAACTGTAGGGCAAGTTCCAATTATAGTTAACCCTGCTCTTGCCTCTAGCCCGTTCATTGCAACAGAAGGTACAGAAGTTAGATTCGAAGTTAGAGAAGATACTGACTGGTGGGCAACTCAAACTCCTACTGCAGGAGAGGAATGGATGACTGTTCCAATTTTTATGTATGTTAAAGATCAAGCTGGTGAAGAACAAGCTGTAGGTGTACTTCAGGCATTTGCTCCTGGAAATAATCCAGGTGAGCAAGGGGCTATGAGAAAAGATATCTATGACCTTTATAAGAAGGGTCTTACTCCAGTAGCTATGTCTGCTGGAAAGGTGTACGATAGTACCAATTATTCTAATGCTATTGTATTTGCCGAGGATAAACAAACTGGTCTACAAAAAAGATTTAGCTTCTTCTACCCTGCATCTACTTTAGTAAATACTGGGGAGACACCAGCTGTTGTATTTGTTGGTATTCAGAATTTCCAGACAAGCTTTAAATTAGCTACTGCTGGAGATAGTAACATACCTAACCTAGTAGATACAGTTCTTGCTGCAGATGCTAATAATGCTACATTAGGACAGGTAGGAATAATAGTTATTGATCCTAACGGAGCTCCAAGAGTTGTAATGGCTTCTACAAGAAACATGACTGAGGCTGGAAGAACAGCTGCTCTTGCTAAAATTGAAGCTGAAGTACCTAGCCTTAACCAGTTTTCACAGATTGTAGGAACTAACCTCCTTCTTAACGACTCAGTAGATCCAGATCTTGGTAGCCAAGTATTCACTGAGATTAACGGTGAGATGGAGAGAGAGTTCTCTGATGTAGAAACAGCTAAATCGTTTATGCTTGTTGAGACTCTTGCTAACGGTACAGAGCTTATAACATTCTTCTCCCCAAGTGCTAACTCACTAGTTAGAATGAATGCTGCTAATATGAAAGTAGCTCTAGCTGGTGGCACCCCTATGTTCTCTTTTGTAGAACTTGGTACAAATAAAGAAGGATTTAAAGGCCTACTAACAGCTACTAAAGATGACTCTGTAAGAAAATCAGTAGGAGCTAACTTAGCTAATGAGTTCAAAGAAGCTATAATGCTTAAGAAATTCCAAGTTGATAAAAACTTGCTTAAGACTAAAGAAGCATATACATCACCAATTACTGGACAGGTTTATGATTCTTATTTCCAATACTTGACTTCTGAGAATGAAATACTTGAAGAGAGAACAGAAGGAAAAGGAACTAAGGCTATCTTAGGAGTTGACGTAGAAGTTAACTCACAGAAATCTCCATTCTTTGATGTGGGGATTAAGACTACTAACTTAGGTACTAGAGAGCAAGATGTAACTACTGAAAGAGAGTTAGCAGCTAAGCAAGTTGTAATGCCTACTGATACTAAGCCTATTCAACCTGTTGTAAGTGCAGCCCCTACTACAACTAGCAAGGCTGTAATAGAAAAAGAAATTCAAGAAGCTGTAGACAGAATAGCAGATATTGAAAACAATTTGTTACCAAAAGTTAATAACAGACTTGATAATAACTTACAACCTGAGTTAAGTGCATTGTATGAAAAGTTAAGAAACACAAAAGACGAAACTCGTAAAAAGGAAATAAATAACGAGATTGATAAATTAAGTAAACTTCAATTAACTAGAAACGATATAATAGAGTTAACTAGAAGGAAAGAATCCCTTGAAGGTCAAATTGAATCTGCTAAAAAGTTTATCGAAAAGAAAAAAGCAGAGTTGGCTGCTTTAGGACAGCCTGCAGCTTCTACTCAGCCAACTACTACTATCGGACCAGAAACTAAGATTAACATCTATGCTGGTACAGGAGAAAATGCTGAGTTAAGTAACTTTGCTAAAAGACCATTTAAAATTGATGGTTACCCTTTTAATACTGTAGAGGGATATTTTCAAGCAAGAAAAATGGATTTCTCTACAGAACCATTTGATCAAAATTTGTTTGCTAAATTTCAAAGTGCCAGCGGAGCTCAGGCTAAATCTATGGGTAGATCCGTTAAAGGTTTAAAAGTAGATGAATGGGACAGTAAAGCTAGTGAAATAATGAAAGAAGGATTATTAGAATCTTTCAAACAAAACCCAGATGCTCTAGCTAAACTTCTTGCTACAGGTAATGCTACTCTTACTCATACACAAGATAGGGGTAAGTGGGGAACTGAATTCCCTAAACTTCTTATGGAGGTAAGAGAGGAGTTACGTGGTGCAAACCCTGCACCTCAAGTACCAGCTACTACAGTGCAAGCAACTTTAAATAATTTAGCAACTGGTAAAATTAAAGATATTAAATCTACAACTACAGAACCTGATGAGCCTTTAGTGGCAGTATCTTTTGGAAGATACCAGGCTACGGATGAAAATAGAATGGTTATAGGCCAAGGATTTGAAGAGTTTGCAGAAGCTGGAATGGAGACTACTCCTAAAGGAAATTACTTCAATGTGTATGATGAAGCTTTTGGTGAAACTACAGAATTGCATGAATCAGATCCAAAGCTGATTAAACTTATGGAAAATCTGTTAGGAATTTCTAAGACTGCTGTTCAAACAACTCCTCAAGTTTCCCAACCACAAGTTTCTGATGAAGAAAAAGTTGTACAGATAACTGGAGCTGAGGATACAAGTGGTATCTTTGACATTACGGGAATACCTACAACAGCTCCTAAAACTACTATAACTACGAATACTGATACGGGAATTCCTAGTTTCATTAATAAATATGAAGTTAAAGCAGGAAGTGAAGAAGCAAAAGCTATTCAAGCAGAATTAGGACAAGAGCCTAGTGACCCTGAAAATATACAAGACCTTGCATCTGAAGCAGCCAAATTTATAGAGCAAGCAAAAAATACTGAGAATAACTGTTAAAAAATAAACAATGGCATTTTGTCCAAACCTATCTGATCCACAAGTTAAAGAAGAGTTTGATGCTCTATCTAAAAAGTACGGTAAAGCTTCGGCTTACTATATCTGGGATGCTAGAGAACGAGCTAATAATGCTGGTAAAATCAGGGCTACTATAAACAAAACGGCTGCTAAAGCTTGGTTGGCAGAGAGATTCCCTGGAATGTCTTTGGAGTTCTATGATACTGCTAATCAAGTAGGAGATGGATTTGTACACGGGTATGTACATAATGCCGGTATGCATCTATGGACTGCAGCTGAATCTGGTACAGAGTACCACGAAGCTTACCACATGACTTTCAGAACTATGCTTAGTGATGAGCAAAGACAAGGATTGTATGAGGAAGCTAAGAAACAATTTGGTGAACCTACTGCTGATGAAGTAGCTAACATACTATCTCAGTTCCCTAATATATCTGAGCAAGAGGCTAGTAATCTAGTACTCGAAGAGAAGATGGCTGAGGAGTTTAGAGAGTATGTGCTTACTGAAGAAGAGTCTGGTAAAGGATTACTTGGCAAAATGGCTAAGTGGTTTAAGAATCTGTTCAACTGGATTAAGGCTATGATTAGTGATAATCTAAGTTTGAAGCAGACTTACTCGTTGATTCAGAGTAACAACATGGGTAAGAGCTTGGCAGGTAGAGGAGTATTCAGAAACCCACAGAAGTTCCAAGGACACGACGTTGCTTACATGCATCGTACAGAGTATACTGATCAAGACTTTACAGAGATTAAAGATACTCTGTATACAATCTTTATGGATACTAAGAAAGCTGCAGGTAGCAACTTCAATGTATCTAAAGCTATGGGAGTAGAGGGTAATAAAGGAGATATTGCTAATGCAATGTTAACTAGACTCTACAAAAAACAAGACGGAAGCAGCTTACCTATTGCTGAAGCAGAGGAGCTATTTGCTGCTGAAACTGCTTATCTTGCTAATAAAAGCCAAGAGAATTTAGATACTATCAAAACTGTATTTGCAAAATACGGAGCTGCTCCTGCACTTGGGGATAACATCCCTTTGAGAAATATCTGTGCTAATATCTATAAGACTTGGAATACAACTCTTAATCCTGTTACTGGTAATGTTGATAAATACGGATGGAGAGATATTCTTGCAGAGAAGTTGCAGGATAACGGACTTAAAATTACTGGTAAAGACGAAACTTCCTACGAACTTCAAAATGAAGGATTACCTACTGATGAGCAGGATGCTATTGAGCAGGAACTAGAAGCAATTGACGGAGTGATAGAAAAGATATATGGTAAGAGTGAGCTAGGTACAAGCCCAGCTAAGAGACTTACAGGTAAGGTAAAAGAACTACTATCTACTATTAAGAGTAGCCTACCAGATGCCAATGGAAATGTACAGGTAAATAAGTTTGGTGTAAATACTTATCTAGACAGAGAGGTTGTATACAGAGAGTTACTAGAAGTGTTTACTGGAAAACAAAAGTTCAGTGACATGATGGCTGCTCTCGAGAATGCAGCTATTTACAAACCAAATATTATTAACCCTGTACTTGAGTTCGTAAAAGGATTAGATGCTCCTCAAAAAGCAATGTTGTATAATGCATTTGCTCTTGCTACTACTGAGTTTGTACTCATGAAGAGTAACTCAGAGGCTAATAATAAACTTAAGGTAGATATCTTTAATCCTAATAGAAAAGGTAAAGCTGAGAAGTTAGTAGACTCTTGGAGAAATGCCGTAATTGCTACTGACGATACTACCTCAAGAGGTCTGTACAAACCACAGCTTTTAGAAAAAGAAGGAGAGGAGCCTACTCTTACTTATACAAGGCTTGACTCTAGAGTTGATGAGATTGTAAAAGCATTTAAAGCTCTAGAAAGTGTTATGCCTAAAAGGCCTATTGGTGATATACCTATGGAACCTGGTGTGACTAACCCTATTGTTAAAGCACTAGGAGACTTGATGTGGTCTATGGGATTGAATGTTGGGGATAATGTAAACATCCAAGATACTTACGATAACATTCACAAGATTGTTAGCAATGGCTTTTTTGTTTCAGATGAAAATGGAACTAGAAAGGTTAAAGGGCAGGCTGCTGCAAAAACATTGCAAAATGAGATGTTCTCTTTGATGATAGGTATTGCAGATTTCAAATTAGCTAACGGTATTTTATCAGGTGGTACAAAACCTGCAAACAATAATAACTTCATAGTTGATAAGAAGTCAGTAGCTTTAAAACTTGCAGAATACTTTGCCCCTGTACTAAGTATAGCTGGGGAAAGTCACGTATCTGCAAATGGAGCTCAGGTTTATGCTACTAATACACAGTCTCACATGCAAGAGATTGTGAATGACCTTAAGACTAATAAAGCTGCATTCATTGAAAAATACATGCAAGACCCATTCATTGGGGCTTACGGAAATGCTAAGTTCCAGTCTATTTTGTTTAGAGCTCTACAGAATGAAGAGTTCTTCAAAGAGTTTAGACTAGAGGACTTGGATGCTATTAAAGAAGCCGACTATGAAGATGCTACAACTTACGGAGATATGTCTAAGATAGATTCGTATGTAGTACGTCTTAATGCATGGATTAACTCAGGAAGAACAGATACTACTAAAATCTTTGCATCTGTACAGGCTGATAGAGATAAGTTTACAGCACTGAATGTTCCTAGACTTAGCAAGATTTCTACTAAGATTAGACAAAATACTAGTAAAGCTGAGTTGATTAAAGCTCAGATTGTACAAGACTTCTTACGTATGGCTGAGGCTAGAAGAGTAGTCGTTGCTGCCGAGAAGAGTGGAGATAGAAGTCTGTTAGTAGATGGATATCACAACGACCCAAAGACTGGAGTAACTATAGATAAAGATGGTAACTTCTTAGGGAGAGCCTTTAATTCTAAGTTCTTTCAATTCACTGCTCTTGATGAGAATGGGCAGCAGATTGTAACAGACCAAACTCTTACTAAAGCTGCTCAAGGTGTAATAGATAAAACTTCTATAAGCACAGTAATAGATAAGTATGTAAAAGGAGAGCTGTCTAAAGAAGAACAACAAGATATAGACAGTAGATTAGATGCAATGGTTAGTAAGCTTGATACTTATATGAAGAATCAGGCTGCTAAACTTAAGCAGATATTGTCAGAGAAAACTACAAATAATGAGACTCATCTAGACAGGATAGATAACGTAAGTATGCCTGCTCTAAAGATAGATGAGATGCTTGAAGGATTTGTGTTTGAAGAAACTCTTATGAGAAACGAGATGGTTAAACTGTTCCGTGGATCTAGAGCTTACTCAAAAGATCTTGTAGACTTCTACAAACGTATGGGTCACTTGACTTCTCCGGGTGCTAAATATGCACTTAAGTCTGATAACGTAGGCTCAGTAGACTGGATGCCAGGTGAGGCTTATGGTATGATGGATAACTATAACGAGATCACTCTTGCTGACCTTAAGCTTAATGCTACTCCTGAGCAAACAGAGAGAGCAAACAAAGCTGCAGATAATATGAGAGATGGACTAGTTGCTTCTGGAGTACCGTTAGACCAAGCTGTAGCTATAGCTAATGCTTACCGTCCAGGTAAGTTCGACTCTACTGATGCTCAAGCATTTATCAGTCTTGAAATGCATAGAAGTTTGATGCAGGGTGAAGGCAAGTGGACTAAGGAAGATGAGATGGCCTATAAGAGCTACAAGCAGACTGGAGAGTTTGTGTATCAACAAGGATTTGTACCTAAGGGATACAAAGCCGGAGATGCAGTCCCTGTATATCCTACAAAGACTTACTTTGAAAAACTTCAGTTAGTTGGGAACTCTATGACCCCGATATCAGAAAAGAACTCTTACTCTGTACTTCTTAAATCTTACACTAAAGACTTCCCTAAGCTAGAAGACTTACGTCAGAGAATGGAAGCTGAAGGAGTATATGCAGGTATGGATCCAGTCCATGTTGTAAACTTTGTATCAGGTAAGAAGTTAGCTAAGAGAAATGTACACACTGTAACAGGTAGACCTGGAGAGTTTGATAAAGTAGTAGTTAACATCAACGAGTCTAGAGGATTGAGAAAACCTCAGACTATGCCGGAGATGAAGGATAACCCAGTTGTTACTCTTAACCGTCAGATTAAGAAGAACATGATGGCTAACGTGCAAGACGGTACTATTTATACTTACAATGCAGGTATCAAAGGTGCAGAAGTAAATCTAAGTGGTAGTCAGATGAAGTCTTTGTACCATGCTGCTATTGAAGAAAAGCTCGATAGAGACATGCAAGATGTAATGCAAGAGCTTAAGATATCAGACTTGACAGAAGCTTTAGGAACTAAAGATCCTAAGATTATCAATGAAGCTAAGCTCGAGGTACTTAAGAACATTCGTGACATCATCTATGAGCAGATTCTAGATGGAGATCTACATTCTAACTACTACCGAGCTCTAGATATTGAATTAGATGCTACTGGTAAACCTAGATTTAAGGTTCCACTTGATCTCCCGATATATAATAAGAAGTTTGAATCTATCATCATGTCTGTGATGAGTAACAGAGTATTCAAACAATCTGTAAAAGGATACGAAGCTGTACAGGTAGCTCAACTTGGTGGACACGGGACAGATAATGAACTTAAGTTCTATGAAGTAGCTAATGAGAATGGTAAGCAAAGACTTGTACATGCTGAGATAATGATTAGAGAAGATCTAGCTCGGCAGTTTGGAATTAAGCCGGGTCAATCTCTAGATGAAGTCCCAGAGGAGTTAAGACGAATCATTGGGTATCGTATCCCTAACCAGGATAAGGCATCTACAGTAATCTTAAAGATAAAAGCATTCCTCCCTGAGAATTATGCTAAATCTGTAGTTGTACCTGGACAGCTTGTTAAGCTTATGGGATCTGACTTTGACGTAGATAAACTCTTCTTGATGTTCCCAGAAGTGGAACAAGATCCTACATCTAAGTACGGTATTAAAAAAGTAATTCCAGATTATCAAAGAATAGCAACTACTCCTGGAATGATTCAAGATAGAAATGCAGTATCTAACAAGCAGCTTAACAATATCATTCTAGATACTATGGAAGCTGTGATGTCTAATCCTGCACACTTTACTGAAACATTGTCCCCACTTGATGATACTACACTCAAGTCAGAGGTAGATAGAGTAAGAGAAGCTCTCCCAGAATTTGATACAGCTCAAGACTGGAATGACATAAGCACAGAGACTGATGCCCTTATCCGTAACCAGGCTGGTAATAAACTTCGTGGTATTTATGCAAACATTATTGCAGGAAGAAACGTAGCTCAGCATGGTGTAGTTAATCTTAATAAAGACTTTGCCATTAAGATTAAAGGTGCAGAAGGTCAGGTGACAGAGTTTACCGAGTACAGAACTTACACTGGAGAAGGAATAACTACAGATAAATCAGGTTCGTTGTTCTTGTCTGCATCCGTGGATGCTGGTAAAGACCCGATACAACTTGAACTTAATGATAGTGTAATCACTGCTCCAGTAAGAGCATTGTTTATAGCTTATCATCCTGATTACAATACTGCTACTTGTACTAGCTTGCTTAACCAACCATATGTAAGAAGACTTACGTCGATACTTGAAGAGAGATATGGAGGAAATATCAGTCAGTTAGATAATGCAAAGAAAATAGTCATTACAGAGATAAGAACTGAAATGGCTAAAAGGAAAACAGCTCTTGGTGATAAAACTCCAGTAGAAACTAAGATAGCTGATGTTACTGTCCCTATGGATGCTGCAGATCTAGCAAATCTATCGAAAGAAGACAGAGATCTAGATAAGCAGTTAAACTATGTACAGAACTTTATTCTGTTCCATAAAGCTGGGAATAAGCTTATGGATTTGTACAAGAGAATTACTCCTGACTCTATGGACGGTCTTAATAGGATTGGTAACATCCAAGCTTATAACGACAGATCTGAGAACTTTAAATCTGCAAAAGATCAAGAGACAGATACTCCCGAGCCTATGATGTTCTTCGGTCCTGATCCAAATGGAGATGTGCTCGATCAGTTCTTAGGAAGAGATTCTATCTATGGATTGGAGAGAGGATACGAAACTCTTAAGGATAACAGCTTGCTTGTAGCTAGCTACTTCTTCCCTATGAGAACTAGTTCTGCTTTCTTGACTATGAAAGAAAGAATTAAAAAAGGAGCTGGAGTAAAAAGAGTAAGCTCTTCTATGCACCAGATGATAGACGGTAACCTTACATTCCTCATGCTTACTAAACAAGGGTCTCCATTTATGAGATACCTGAATCAGAATTATGCTGAGGCAATGTACAGTAACCCTAATAACAATATTGGTACTAGACTTAACTCTTTGAAGCAGCAATTCCCAAAACTTGCTTACACTAAGTTTATCTCTAACTTTGAAACTGAGGTAGATCCAGTTAAAAAGTACTACGGTATTAAGTTTGACGGATCATTTGCATTCTCTAGAAGTGAGAGAGAAGGGTTTACAGCTACACTTAGAGCTATGATGTTTAGTCCTCAGTACTTCTTGAATGTAAATCCTGAAAGTATAGTTATTAAAGATGACGTCATACAAGATCCTAAACTAAGAAGTGAAGCTCTTTCAATTGCAAAGTTAGGTGAGCAACTTGCTATGCATAGTTTCTTATCAAATGGGTTTAGACAAGGTGCTGGATCATACCACGACATTATCCCTGTAGAGTTTTTTAGTAAGCCACAACCAGTTGATGGAGGACAGAAGAAAAGTATCCTAGAATTCTTGCATGATGAGAGTGATAAACTTGAAAATGCTAACTACTTCGATGCTGGAGATCTTCTAACTTACATGCAGTTGTTCGGCCCTATGAAGAGTGAAGGTCGTCCACTTCTAGAAAGAGAGAATAGTAGAACACTTAATAACAAAACTACTGAGTTAACTAGTTCTAAAAACAAACCATTTTTAGTTTTCAAAAACTCTAAGACTAAAGAGATTGGAACATTTGTTAAGATAGGTAAAAAAGCAGATAAGTTCGTATATGCAAGACTCGACTCTGCATTTGTAGGGAAGACTATCTACTCACTCCCAGACATATCAACATCTGATAAGCTAGCTAAGGCTGGTATAGCTATAGATGCTCTATCAGAACTTATGAATGATACAAAAATACCTGGAGTAAGAGACAATGATAATTTGCTATTGTGTAACGGATAACTAACTTTGTATAAATTATAATAAAATGAGTTGTGTAGTATCAAACATTGATGGTAACGGAGTAATTGTAGCTAACCCTACTGAGACTTTAATACTGAATACAGTCGACGCAGCTGCTTCTACTGGCAGTCAACTCTCTGGTAAAGAGCTATATAAGATTATCCAGTCTCACGGATATGTACTAAGTGGTGGCAAGTTAAACATGCCATTGCTTATGGATGCTAACAATAAACAAGGTAGAGATATTACCCCAATCCAGTCTTTGGCTAGATTGAATGTGCACTTTGCTATTAACTACGGTGCTACTAAACCTGTGTTTAATCTACAGGGATTTAAATCTAAAGGATCCCCGGATTCAGCAAGACCAGGTAGGACCGCTGCAGTTCTTCCAACTCATGACTACTATGTAAGTGTAGATGAAACTCAGCTTAACTCTCTAGTTAAACTTGCCTCCCCGATTCAGTTAGACCCATACGATAGAGCTCAGATGTATCAGTATGTAGCTAACTACAAAAGAGGGGCATTCGAAGCAGCTAGATACCAACAAGTCTTCAACCCTTTCACTCCAGTAGCTCCTGCTATGGCAGTAATGGCTGAATCTGAGGTAGTATCAAATGCTGCACAGAATCAGCTTTCTATGTTTGACTTACAAGCAGACAGTAGACAGATTGAAGCAGAGGGAGAAGAGGTGCAGTACCAAGATGTAGCTGACCAAATCATTAGTATAAAGAATGCTTTTAGAAAACAAGGAGTAGAGATTAACGTAGAAGTAGATCCCGAGCTGCCTGTAAAAGGAAGAATTGTAATAGAACCAGGTAAGCCTGTTACTATCAAGTTCAACCCTACTCTTATGACTGAGGATACTCACGTCCATGAGTTTAGCCACCTTCTAGTTGAGCTATTAGGAGAGGATAATGCAACAGTTAAAGCTGCAATCAAAGAACTAAAAGGTACAGAACTATATAGAAAGGTTAAGAATAAATACCCTGAGCTTGATGAGGATACCTTAGATAAAGAAGTTGTAGTTACTGCTATTGGACTAGCTGGTGCTAAAATTAATAGAGACAAGCCTAACAAGTTTCAGCAGATAGTTAATAGAATATTCAGAGCACTTGCAAAGGCTTTGAATCTACAAACTAATGAGGCAGCTGTAGAAGAATTAGCTAAGACTCTGCTAGAAGGAAGATTCGATAGAACCATGTTTAAGGGAAGCCTTAAATCAATGATGGCTGATAGTCGTGCAGACGATAGAATTAAAGAAGACTTTGAGAATGTACTTGCAGATGTAAAGATTGCTGTAAAAGATAACATAGCTAAGCTAGAAAGGAGAGGAGAAGAAGCTAATGAAAAAGCCATTGCTCGTCTCAAGCTTATGTATGAAGACCTAGAAAAGGTTAAGAAGATAGAGCAGTTAATGGACTTTGTGTCTTATGCTTCTCGTGTAGCAGACACTGCTGAAAGTATGCTTGATGAGATAGATGAAAAGTACAATGAGAACTTATCTGTATCAGAGAGACTACAGCTTATCAACCAACTACATAAAGTAGGGGATACGGTATCTAACTTCTACGGAGGTATGGATCCGAATAAAAGCTTGATGGCTAAGCTACGTAATCTGGCTAGGTATAAGAAAATAAAACTACAAACTAAACTTACCCAAGAACAGCAGTCTACTGATCCGGAGTTCCTAAAGCTTACTAAACTTGAGCAGTCTCTACTTGGTGCTATCAATAAGATGAGTGCTATAGCAGAAGATTATAATAAGATAGGCATCCCTATGATGGCTGACTTGCTTCTAGAATACAACAATAGTGATGTAGAAGATCAGATTAATAGTGTCATTAAAAATATTAGAGATAACAAAAGACTTATTGCCCCAGATAAGAATGATGAGTGGAGATCTTTGGAGAGGAGATTTAAAGAGGGTACATTGACCGATGGCAAAGGAAATAAAATCACAACTAAAGAAGGTTTATTCGAAGCTCAACTTGCATTAAACATACAGCAGCTGGAGAATAAAAAGATAGGAAGAGAGACTCTGATTAAAGAATTAAGAGAAGCTCAGAAAGATAAATCTGCATTTAGTTACTTGCTAGATCCTATTATTTATTCATCTCAAGTTAGTCTTCAGATGTTTGCTATGACTTTGAAGAATAAACTGTATGAAGCTAACGATGATACTCAAGATATAGCTTATAGAGTTGCTGATGCATATAGAAAGTTTGCAGAGACTAAAGGTTCTGGAGTTAACCCTGTAACTTTTAACGAAGATATTCTCGAGGTACACGAGTACATGGTTAGAGACCCAGAAACTGGAGAAAGTAGAAAAGAAAAATTGCTGACTTTTGTACAACCTTTAGATGTAACTGGATATAGAAAAGCAGAGTCAACTATGTATGATGGGCTTAATACCAAATACAGTATTCCTAATACATCAGATGAAAGAAAGGCTTGGTTCGAAGATGCTAAAAACAAAGTTAAGGTAGCTCAGTTCTACGAAGAGGTATCTAACTGGTATGCTAACAACTCTGAGCCTAGCCCTGATTCACAGAAGCTATTGCAGAGATTAACTAACGAACTTGCTGCAGCTAATAAAGGATTGGCATCTGCTACTAATACTAACGACGGAGACAGGATGGCTTACTATCACTCTCAGATCCAGGAGATCCAGAGTTTGATGAATAAAATCTATGATCCTAAACGTAGACAATTTAAAGGGAGAGCAGTTCAGCCATTAGCATCTAAATATGCTAACCCAAAGTATACAGCTCTTAAAGCTAATGGCCCAGCATTCGAATATTACAATGCTCTTCTAGATGTGTATAAGGATAGTCAGAGACAGATAGGAAAGAATGGCCCGATAAGAAACTCATGGGAGAACTTTAGCTATGTAGCTCCAGCAATACTTGCTGATGGACTTGAGAAAGTTCAAAAAGATGGGGTTGTTAACTATGCTAAACTAGAAGCTAGAGATGCTATAAACTTCTTATCTACAGATACTCACTACGGTGATTCAATCAATGCTAACAAAGAGGCTAGAGATAAAGTTATCCCTATCTTCTACGTAAATCCAATCAACGAAAAGCTTGCAACTAGAGACATGGCTTCTGCTATTGTTCAGTTTGCAGGTATGTCTAACATGTACCAGAGAAAGTCTGAGGTACAAGGAGCTGTAATGCTCATGAGAGATATAGTTGAGAACAGAGAGCCACTAGCTGTTACTGCTAATAACTCTCCAGTAGTTAACAGGTGGTCTAAGATTGTAGGTAAAGTTAGATATCAAACTAATAAAGAGGTATCAAATAACTTCAAACATCTTTCTGAGTTTATTGATACTGTATTCTTTGGGGAAGAGGAGCTTAAAAAGAGCTTAAACTTTGCAGGTAAGGAGTTTTCTTATAATAAGATGGCAGGTAAACTAGCAAGTTTTACAGCTTTAAACAACCTTGCATTCAATGCCCTTCAAGCAGGTAACCAGTTACTCTTAGATAACGTACGACTTATAGAAGAAGGAGTAGCTGGGCAGTTCTTTTCTAAAGGAGATCTAGCTTGGGCTAAATCTACTTATCACTTGCAACTGCAAGGTATTGGTCAGATGAAAGACTATGAGAAGTTTGTCCCTAAAGGAAAGATGGGTCAAGCTATTCACTTCTTTGATGCATTAGGGGAAACACTATCTACAGATACAGGAAACAAAACAGGACCAGTAGCATTAAAGGCCGTAAAAAATATCCCTATGGCCCTTCAAGGGATAATGGAGAATGAAACAGCTGTTACTAGAATGCTTGCTATGATGAAATCTTATGAGGGTAAACTCAAAGATGCACAAGGCAATGTAATAATGAATGAATCTGGTAAGCCTGCTAATCTATGGGATGTATTCATTCTAGATGAGAAGACTGGTAGATACGGCATTGATCCAAAGGTTGCTAATGCTGATCAGATAAGAAGTAAATTCAGAATGAAAGTATCTGGATTGACTAAGAAGACAAACCAGGTTAAGAATAAGTTTGATGATGCTGTTCTACAACGTAGATGGTGGGGTAAGTTAGTTATGCTCTTTAGAAGATACTTTGTCCCATCACTTAGAAGATATTACGGACACGGAAGTGGTACACTAGGTGCCGGGTTACATAGAGACTTAGAACTTGGAACAATATCAGAAGGTATCTACCACACAGCTGCTAGATTAGTAAAAGAAACTTGGCAAAAGAAAGGAAACTTCGTAGGTGTTTATAAGAACATGGAAAAGTTTGAGCAAGAGAACATAAAGAGATTCGGAGCACAAGCTGCATTTATGTTACTTTGTGTACTAGCTGTAGCAGTCCTATCTGATGATGACGATGAAGATCCATCATATGCTGAACAATTCTTGCTTTATCAAGCACTTAGAATGGAATCAGAATTACGTCAGTTCTCTAGTCCAACAGAATTCCTTAAAATGGCTGAATCTCCAACAGCTACTATCAGACCTCTACAAAAGGTAGCTAACCTATGGGATCTCGGTACTGCTGAACTTGGTGGTATGATCACAGGAGATAGAGAAGGATTAGATTATGTTAGAAAAAGTGGAAGACACGATAAAGGAGATAATAAGTTCTTAGCTAAGCTTGAAGAACTTATCCCAATAGTTGGTGGTATAGAAAAATCATCTAATCCAGACGATGCATCTAAGTGGTTTAACTTAGGAGCTGGCTCAGGTAAATAAGACGGGGCATAAAAAAGGGGGCTACTTGCCCCCTTTCTTTTTACCACCAAGATGAGTATATTATTTTATACCCGTCTTTAAGATACTGTCTAGCATCATTGATAAATTGAAGATCTCTCTCCATGTCTTTTTTAGACCACTCTTCATCATTGTAAGAGTCTTCACCAAAGAAGAATCCTTCGGTTCTAGGAAGAGCTTTAAGAATTACATCTTTCTCTAGTCTGTCTAGATCCTCTTCAGTTAATTCTAAATCAACACAGTTAAACTCTCTGTTAGAGTCTGGATGTTTATCTCGGTAGAGATTCTCCATCCAGCCTTGTAGTCTATTGTGTTTTCTCCAATAAGCAATATCAGTATCTACTGGATCTGCTTCATCATCCTCGATGATCTCTCTTGCATAAGCATACTGGTCTAATCCCATAACTAAACCTCCTTAATTTTAAGTTTATCATTCTCCTCCATTAGCTTCTTTAAGTACAGAGCTAGATCAAGAGCTTCTTCATAGGCATGTTGCAGCCACTCTTTTTTAGATAGGTCCTTCCTATCCATAGTTGTACCATAGGTTGCTAATCCTCTTTCTTCACGAATCTTTAGATCCATGATTACTGCTGCTAATAAATTACTTGGTTGGTGCATAATTTTCTATTTCTTGTTTTACTTCCTCCCAAAATGGTTTCATTACTTCGTAGCAGTTATTTAATATCTCATCAACCGCTATTAAAGAACAACTTTTAGCTGTGTCAAAACACATTGGATAGTTACCCATAATATCATCAACCTGATACATTTTGTTGAAGATTTCTTGAGCCTTGTCTTTTGCTTTCATTTCTCACCTCCTTGTTTTGTTGCTTCAAGTTTAGTAATGATTGTTTTTTTAATTGGGTAGTATGCTACAAAAATCTGAATCCCGCCCGATGACAGTTTAAAAAACTGATATGTTTTAGCATCACTATTAACAAATATACCATGACAATCAATGATTTGAGATTCATCACTGCCTATGACTGTTACTTGGAATTTACTCATTTGTACCTCTGTATGTTTCGTTGTAATACAATTCAGCCCTGCCCTTATTTGGGTCAAAGGTTGTTCCCATGAACTCGCAGGCAGCATCAACTATCTGCTCCTTCTCCATGCTAAGTTTTAAGTATGCCAAAGAGATACAATCTCGTAAAGCATTTTGTGGATTTACATAGGGTTTGTTGGTTTTTAAGGATTCCATTTCCTTAATCAACTCTTG